TCAAGGAGGCTTGCTGGTATCACCGGTGATAAGTGAGTTGATTGCTGACACGCCATCATCATCAAAGCAATGGTTGAGATACACAGGACGATCAATGATCTTTTGCACTTCACGTGTAACTGTTTCGACTTGCACGCCCTGCTCTGATTTTTCTGCTTCATAATCTGCACTCACCTGGTTAATTTGATTTTTTTTTTCAGTTAAGGCCTTGAAATGCTTTTGCTCTATTTGTTGAATTTTTGCTGTGCATTGTTCTGCAGCCTTGCGCAGTTTTCCGCTCAAGTGGTTGGTATGGGCGATTTGCCCCAGCCATAAAAAGAAAAAGACCGCAATTGCGATCCAGTGTTTGTATTTCCATAATAGATTTAGAGTCATTTTAAAAATAACTCCATTTCAATTTTCCTGCGATTCACCAGACCTTGCAGGCGTTTGCCACGAGCATTTACCCATAAGCCAAATTGATCAGCTGCCGCCTTATAATTTTTCTCATTCAGCCTTTTGACCAAAGTGGATTCTTCAAATGCGGTAGGTCCAATGTTATAGGCCAATGAAACCAAGGCATCAAACTGATTCTGATTGATCGGAACATTGACTGCGCTATTGACGGTTTGCTCGAATTTTTTCAAGTCATGTTGCATGTAGCTTTTGGCTTGCTCCAGTGTGCAGGTATCCCCTTTTTTGACACGAATACCATTTGGGTATTTTGTGGTGCCATAACCAATGGTCCATACACCCACGCCATCATCGTAGGCATTGAGCCGTAGGCTTTCAAAATTACGGATCAGATCAATACCACTTGGGCTGATGTTCATTTCATCCGTAGCGATACCCAGCATACTGGTGACATCATCGTAAGCAGTTGCAATCAGTTTGTCAGCAGCATCAACCTGTTTCTGGGTGAGTTTACCGCCGCTAATCTTTCGCAAGAAATCAAAAATATGTTTCATGGGTTGTCACCATCTTTATCCGTATTAAAAAATTTAGGACGTGCACCACCCTTACCCCAAATATAGAGTTGTCGGGTAAATAGTGCGAATAAAATACTTACTGTAGTGTAAAAAAGGGTTCCGGCCGGACTTGGCGAATACTCATCTTTAACAAAAAGTGCCACTCCAAAAATAATTGACAGCATCAAAAGAAAATCGATGTGCTTTGGAAGTTGAATTTTTGGGTGAAATACCATGATTGCAAATGAAACTATAAATAACACCAATGCCGTCTTACTTATGATTAGCAGCATCTTCATTCTCCTTTTTGACTAAACCAAGAACTCTTGATCGAGCCAAACTCAGCAATGCTTCAGCTGTACTTTTACCAGCAGCGCCCAGAATGAATCCAAATAGTTCTGGGTAGTTACCGCTAGCAAGAAATAAACTTGCCGGTTTAGCAAAGACCACACATAAAATGAAGCCTGCAAAGAATCCTATCCAGCGATCCCGGGTTGGCTCCTTGCTCAATAGAAAGCCAAAAGTTGCACCCAGCACACCTGTAAAAAGGATATGTGAGTGGCTCTTTATGCTTTCCAATACTTGACTAAGAAAGTCCATATACATCCCCTTTAGTCATACATACCCCTATTGTTTGGCAATAAAAAAGCACCTAAAAAGGTGCTGTTACTTAGTTAATTTTAAACTTCTATTTCTGAATGCTGGCCAGTGGGTGCGGGCCTTAAAATTACCTGATTTGAGATAAATACTCTGGCACCTAAGTTATAAGCTGTGCCGGATGTGCATAATACTGGACCAGATCCTCCATCAATCTGTACCCGGTATTCTGGGTGTTTTACTGAAGTAATGGTGCCGATGTACTCAGCATGAGCTGGATTAAGCAGCTTGCGCAGTTCAAATAAAGGGTTATTCACGGCTGATACGCTCCACGCTAATGGTTTCATTGACCTTTTCGTGTGAAAAGCTACCTGATACCGAATCAATCACACCCCACCACTGACCATTAAATGCAATGGTTTTACCAGGTAGCATCTCGCCAATTTCTTGACTGATCGGAATATCAGAGAAAGTATGCAATTCTTGAATATTGGCTTTGATTAGCTCATTCTTGCCGTAGCTGGCACCTGATACCACGTTAAATAATGGACCAGTGACTGCCTCTAAAGGTACATCAGCAGAAGTACCACGCTGCTGTACTTTCAGACTTTCACCACTTCGACTATTCACTACAGTGATGGCATTGAAGTCGGCAGTGTATTCATCGTTCTGCTTAATGTTTTGCTGCATCACCAGGCTTTCAGATAACAGAATGTCGTAATCATCTACCGTCATCGCATCCCAATAACCTTTCTGGTATCGGGGTAAAATAGTCAGTGTATTACCTGCTTTTTGGCTATAGATAAAGCCACCGCCTGCATCAACGACCTGTTTGATTGCATCGATGGGTGCAAGTTCTGCATAACTCAGGCTCTCAATCGGTACAATCCAACCCAATTCATCAATCAATCTCCAATCTAAGTTGGTACCGCTATTTGCCCGATCAATTTCAGCCTGAACCAGTTGAACAGAAGTACGTTCATTGTCCTGGATAAATGAGCGTGTTGGTCCGTATTTATCAGAGTTTAACGCTGTAACACTTCGCCCAGGGTAGGTATATAAAACACTGGCAAAGCGTCGGGTTTCTTCTGGATCTTCAAGGAGGATATGATGCTCAAATCCGTTAATCATGATCTTAAGAATCACCGGCTGACCGTTGACGGGTTGCAGCTTTTCCTTTTCCGTATGAGCCACGGTAATGGAGTAAGTCCAGCACCATTGCGCCCGACTGGTACTGTAGGTGCCATCCATGACTTTGATCTTCTCGCCAGTATCCAGTCGCTCGGCTGTTAATGTATTCACGATATACCACCAGTTTCGTTTCGGCAGTGCTGGAATACAGTCATCTGCACCAAAATTTAAAACAACATTGTGCGAATCAACGTCATGACATAAGCAGATAAAATTTAAATCACCAGTGCCCTCATATTTAGGTATTTCGGGCTTTGGCCAAGGTAAAACCGGATGCTTGCGATAATGAATCGCTTTGGCTTTATCCCAGGGCAAATCCGACTTGGTGACAATCTCAAGGCTTTTATCCCACTCAAATGAAAAGCGGTGCTCAAAGACCTGAGCCACCTCATGTGAATAAGTGAAAGCCTTGCGACGACGGATCATTTCTTGCCAGACCGTTTCCCGGTTATGGCGCAGCTTTATGGTTTCTTCATGCAGGTAGAGCTGATGAATAAAGCGTTTATCACCTTCTTCCCAAACTACATACGCATCGGAACTTAAGCCGGTTGCCTGCTCATGCAAGGATCTAATCGCCCGGTTTAATGATCCGGCCTGCTCATGCCAGAAATCCACTTGATTGGAAATCACTAAACCCTGCTCATAAAAAAGAGCCTCATTTGAGACTCTTAAGATGGGCTTGGCCCAAGGTATTTCTGTAGTGCTTAAGGCTGCAATCGCTTTCTGATAGCGCATATCAAAGCCGTAAGACACACCAACCAGATGATTGATGTCGAATAGCGCTTGGAATTGGGCATTAAATCCAGTTTGAATGACCGCATCCACTGCACAATACTGATCAATTCGGACTGCAGCTAATTCAGCTATAAAGCCGGTTTGTAGCTGTACATCTAGCTGTGCAAACTGCCCTGTAACAGCACTAAACTCTGCATGAAAGCCTGTATTGATCTGCGCATCTAGCACATCATTGCTGTAACTGACTGCATTAAGCTCGGCAATAATCCGTGTATTAACCAAAACATCTAAAGAAGCGAGATTTTGACCGTCACCACCAAAATTGAGATCGGTAGAGCCTGTGACTGGATCTTTAAAGTTAAGGTTTACCTGATGACCATCGGGTGGAATATAGTTCGACACATGTCCACCTCATTTATGTTGATGGTCGTAGGATCAATGAGTTCATCATAAGGGTACTGCCCAGCACCAGATCAAGATTGGCCAGCGTGATGTCAGATCCCACTGCAAAGTCAGCAACTGCTTCCCCTTCACCATTAAATAGACGTGCCCAAACCGCGGTACCTGATTTGATAACAGTAGCCGCATCCGTCTGGTTCAGCTCTATGTGATCAGCGTGAACCTGTTTAATCGAGGGCTTAGGCAGCGTCAATGTAACTAATCTGGCGTTATTATTTGGAGCTACACTGACGTTTAGAGGCTTCGCATCATCATAAAAAATAAAGGTAGCATTTGCGCTACCTTGATCTAAAAAGTTTGCCAGTGCCTGGAGTTGGGCCAGTCCAGCAGCTAAAGAGGTTTGAATCATTTGGCTACCACCTTATCTGAAATAACTGCGTTATATTCTTCGTTCGGATCAAAAGCCACCACAAAGCATTCCAGTCCTTTTGCTATATTTCTGAAAGAATAAGACCCATCTGGCTTTGATGTGGTTTCCCAGAGCAATTGGCGATTGTCTCGCCTAAATACACAAACAGGCACTGGTGAGTAATTGGCTCCCACTTTTTTGGTTGTACCTTTAATTTGACCAACCCCATGATTTGCATTAAGTATGGTTATAAATGGCCTTAGTAATTTCAACGGAACATATTTATAAGCAATTAATTTTCCTGGGTCAGCATCATAATTGCCCCAGAATACACGCATAATTTTAATAGCCAAGTTTGATTTCCTCCACCGGGGCGATAACATAAGCGGTACTGTGTGAGGAACCGCGAGACAAATGGTGCAAAGCGCACATGTGATCGAGGTCTATGTCATAGGTAATGCTGGGTGTCGATGCTGGTGCAACTGACGGGACATTGGTTTCTGCATAACTACAAAGATATAATCCTGCAGGTATATATCCGATGTGATGCTTCGTATTAAACTCTAAAATAGGGATTGGAAATGCGGTCGTTGTGTTAAAGCTATCCAGTGTTGCAGGCAAAAATGATGCACCAGTGCCACCATTGACTGGAGTTGGAAATAACATACTGTCGGCATTTATTGTTGCGAAAGTTACGCGTATATTTCCTATGTAGGCTCGAGCATACACTCCACCATAAGTCTGACCAGAACTCGACTCACTGCCGCCTGATTCACCTATTATCATCGGATAATCCAGAGGATCGTATGCATGACACAGTGTTGGTACAAAACCGACCAGACGCCCTGTATATCCACTTGCTGAACCGTTACCAAATACAAGTAGGTGATATTTGCTTCCGATAGCGTAGGCACTACCGAAAGAACTGAACCCTTGCGAATATGTGTAGTCGTTAAACGCACTAGTTGCACTGGTGCCAAACTCCCATTTTACACCTGCTGGGATAGAAATACCTCTTGCATCGAATAGGGAGGAAGTGTCTGTAATAAACCCTGTTTCTGGGTCCCATGTTTTACCTATACAAACACTAATACAATTCCTCCGGGCGGTTTGGTTCTGAAAACAGAGACGCATATATCGATCAGTATCATCAAAATGTTTAATCTTATAAACATGAATATTGCTGACTTCATATAAGAGTTCATAACCGATTGGCGCAATGCGTGTAGTAAATCCTGGGCTTGCTGCCAACGGTGCATCTTCCATTGTGAATATAATACTGTTTGTGGTAACAGAATCAATCCAAAACTCACCACCATTGATCGAAGCAAACTCACCTGAATCGACTTTTAAAACGCGATCAGCCACATAGCCATGTGCACCACCGTAGGTGAGTGTAACCTGATCACCTGATACCAAAACACTAGATACAGTTTGTACGTTATAGCCAAGTGATAGCATTTTTTTGAATCGATCACGGAATAGATTTTTGGAACCAAAACAAAAATCCAAACCAGCATCAGAAAAATTAAATAACTTGGTTTGTGTTTGCTTCATTGCCATTTTTTATTACTCATAAAAAAAGACCGCATCAAGCGGCCGTATTTGATTTAGGTTTTAAACAACGCGATCAATGTCACCGCGTAGCATGATTTGGAATTGATCTGATAGAACAGCTGGTTCGGATTGTTTCACCGTACGAATTACCCAAACTGGGAAATTGGCAGCAATTGTATTAAAGCGCAATACATTACCATTTGCCCAACCTACACCCCAGCCTTCTTTTTTAATCGTGAAGTATGGTGCGCCAGTCACCGGATTAAGTGGTGCATAGTCAGTGCTGGTCGATCCTGCAAGAGCTAATCGGCCTGTGTACTCGCCTACACAATAGAATGTTTCATTGCCTGTGAATACGATTGCCCAGCGCTCCTGAGTCACACCTTTATTTGTTACCTGAATTGGGTGGATGGAATCATTAAAATTAGCTGAAATTCCTGTGCCAGTTGGCTCATCATTCCAAACACTATTCCAAGCTTGTTGTACAAATTTTCGCGTGTAACGTGCCTGCATATCACCAATAACCAGTGCTGATCCCACAATGGTATCTACTGCATCATAGTTATGTGTTAAAGGCTTGGTAAATGTCAGCTGACCATTGATCTGTACGTCACGGATCAGACCCATGTCCTGATAGCGATATTTGACTGTCAGTGGCGCAACCAGACTGCCCAGTACGAAGTCACCATCTAATGTCACGCGGCCATAGTCATAATCTACTGTATACAAATCGAAAGCTACCTTCGTTCCGCTGACATCTTCAAGTTCCGCCCATGAAATGCGCTGATCATTTAGATCGTATGTGGTACCTGCAATTGCACTTGGTAGTTCTTGGGCTTTACTTGAGCTAACAATGCCAATGCCACCAACACGGAAGATCGGCACCCGACCATCAATTGGCAAGCGTGTTGCTGATAGTCCTAAAATTTCCGAATCTAGCGGGATATAGGTATAAGCCACAGCGTTATAGCGTATAGATGAAGCATCGACCCAGACCGGAATATTAATATAACGGCCATCCAGATCATCATATTCGAGTAGTGGGTCATACCAGTCATTCGCTTCAATCTCAGTCCGGTTGGCTTCGGTAATTTTGGTTTTGGTATAGAAGTAAATCGTGACAAAGCCATTATCCCAATTCACCTGACCATGCGCCCGACTGGTTTCAATTACGCCATTTTCATCAGCAGTCAGTGTGAGCTGGCCATATTCAAGCGTACCCACTACTACAGTTAAAGATTGTGGCCGGATCGGCATGATTGGTGTTCTAAAGCTGATCTTGTTGACCGGCAATAAGTCAGTTGTGGTGGTTAGGGATTCCAGAGTAATCGTGTTATCTGCATTCGGAGTCCAGGAATCAATTTCAACAATCCCTGTGCCATACTGAATAACACCGGATTGAATCCCGCTATTATTGGCCGGATTCACATTACGATACAGCAAGCCAGTACGATCCAGAAAGGTATCATTACCGACTTTAAATCGGGCTGAGCCTGTTAGAATCTGCTCATCAAAACCGGAGGATAAATCCAATTTGAGTTTGTTTGCCGTCACGGTGTGGGTTGCAGAGTTAGAGCCTGATGTGTCACGATATTTAACTTGTACATCAACAGCATTAAAGGCCTTCAGCTCAACCTGTTCGCCTTGAATACCTGACGTTTGTGGAGAATAAAAAGACATATTTCCTCGCTAGGCAGCCGCATAGGTAGCCATAGGTGTAAAGGTTTGCACAAATCTGCTCGCTGTACTTTTTGGTGTGACTTCAACTGCGCCAGTGGCATAGATAATGGTGCCTTGCACTTGACCGCGGCTATTCACTAGATTACCCGTAGTTGCATTCACCGGCACATCTGTCAGAGTTACAGACCCTGCAATCCCCTCACTGCTTTGAAGTGGAATTTTTAACTCAACACTATTTGGCTGAATTGCTGGTCCGGTACCAATGGTAAAGGTCAGCTTTTGATTTACAGGAGCAACATCCATCTTGGTCTGCTCAAGTGAGGATCCATAGTTATAAATCACCGAAAAGACTGTGCCTTTCTGTGGCAGCTTGTTTGGAATAATCTTGCCGGTACCGGTTGCATAGTTAATTTCACCTGTAGCATCACCAGTAAACTTACCCTGAGCATTGGATGTTGCCGTTTTGGCCTCACCTTCAAGCATCCAGTTAATGGTGATACCCGGCAATACACCCGGTCGACCCAAATCAAACTCAAATGCAGCTTTTTCTACACTTAGGTTGGATCGTACAAAGGTGATAATCGGTGTGCCCCAGTTCAGCAGGATCGGTGTGTCTACATCTGGTAGCGCCCCAGTCGTTAATAACCATGAGCCAGTTTCATAGTTGATCATGCCCGAACCAAAAGATGGACTCGCAGCCTTTAACTGGCCTGAACCATCATCTTTAAGCTCATAGAACTTGCCCTGCGACATGTAAGAAATCGAAAGTGCACCAGGTGCAGGAATTGGAATTAAAACTCCGGTCCAGTTGGTGCTTTGATTATTCTGAGTCACCGTAATGGCATGACTCTGGTAATACTGATTTGGTGCAGCAGCTGGCTTGAACGTAATATTCAAACTTGAGGTGCCGGCTGGCGCTGCTGCAGTCCATTGAATCAAACCACGCTGATAATCAATCGTCCCGATCTGCGTGCCTTGAGTGTTCTTAAGCAAGCCACCTTGGTCTGTAATCTGTTGGCCTTGCAAGTTGAATGATACACTCGACGGAATCACTGCAGAGCCGATATACAAGTTCTGACTTACCCCAATGGCTATGCCAGGATAATTGACCGTAATAGTTCCTTCATTACCCGCTACCAGCACCACGCTTTCACCTGCAGCGTTCACATCAATAATCGGTGTTTCGGTCTGGGCCGATGGAATCAGCTGGGCAAAGATGCTTTTGGCATTTACGGTAAATTCACCCACATTGGCTTCTGAAGCCAACGCAGTCGATGAGTAATACAGACCAGTATCCGCAACAATGGTATCGCGGATGATGGTTTTGGATTTTTCACCGTTGTACCATTGGCGTGCTGAAAGGCCGACAAAATCAACTTCAAGAGCATCATTCAAGGAATACGTGGCAACCTTGTATTCAATATTTTTACCATCAACCACCATAATGGCAGTACGGGTTTCAACCTTGGTAATACGCACATACTGCTCACGCTCTAAGGCCTTACCTTCATCACTAATCAGCACAATGGTATCACCTACTGACGACTCAACTTCTTGTGGAAACATAGCCACTTGTAGTGATGACATGCCCTGCCAATGAGTATCCAGTGGGGTGCCGGCAATCTGACCGCCTTTGGCTAAATAGTTTTCCACCCGGTTTTGAGCAGACTGGCGTTCATCCGTCCAGTTCTTGGTACTAAATAGCAGTGCTGATACGTTTGGATCCGCAGGCAGTTCAGATATAAAAACCGTTGCCCCCATCAATAGATCAGTGTCTTCAGTCGTAACCGCTGGAAAGACCTTGCGCATGGATACATCACCCATGGTTCGATCCATCTCAGACACATCATTGAACAGGTTGTTGCTGATGCCATCCTGCACCACTACACCAGAATATTTACCACCGCCATCCGAGTTATCAGTCAAGCGTTCAGACTTGTAAATTACTAAATCCTTGGTTTCAATCGCCATCGTCGTCTAACTCCGTAAAGCGTAAGGTCACATTAAAATAATCATCCAGTGATACCGCTGGAATCCCTCTTACTGGTGTGGCCTCTAAGGCCCCATCCTGGTGATTAAATTTGACTGTGAATTGCCGGCTGTCATGTGGCTGTTCAAACTGCAGTCTGAAATTTTCTTCCTGCAGTTTCGACCATTCCAAAACAGTCCGCAGTTCACGCAGCTTGATCCAGCCCATTTGTGAATCTGCCGGTTGTAAGGTAATTGGTCGGCCAGACTTCTTTTTGCCTTCCTGAATGATCAAAGTGCCATCCATGGTGTAGGCCTGATTCTGTTCAATGGCCTTCCATGAGAATTCATCAGGCCATAAAAAACCATCCTCTAATGGGACGGTTTCGGATGTTGCTAAGCGAATGAGTTTCATGTTGATTTCGCTATACCTTTTAATTGGTTTACCAGGCTGGTCATCACATCCTTTTGGCTTGCATCGCCTGTAAGGGATAGGGTTTGACCTCCGAATTGAATGTTGTAATTCACACTATCACCACCCTTGCCATGCTCTTTAGTTGATGGTACGGAAGGAATAGACGGCGCGTAGTCACTCAAGTTACTGGAACCAGTAGAAACCACGTTAATAGAGCGAAGCAATTCATTAATCTTGTTGGTTCCGTGTTGAGTGGTAATGCCTTTTGCAGCCGCCTGATCAAACATCTGATTAATGACAGTATCCAAACCACCAAATGAGCTATTACCATAACTTGCCATCTTGGCATCACGATCTGCTTCCATGGCTTGCGACCAGATATTACCAGCCAGTTTTTTGGCTTGTGCATCGTCATAACCTTGAGATTTAAGCATAGAGATAACATCATTCTTGTTATAAGAATCATAGTTATCCAGACTACCAAGTGATTTACTTTGCTGCTTCATGGCCTTATCAAATTCGCCTTTGGCCTTATTGACTGCATCAGCCCAGGCTTCAGAGGTTGTTTTAGCTTCCTCTCGTCCCACTTGGCCAGCATGGCGGTAACCATCTGCAATACCGCGTGCAGAATCTCTGACGCGGTGATTAGATTTCTCCCATTCATCCATGGATTTGACGGCGGCAATACCAGTGTCATCAATCTGGATTTCAAGATTACGGCCAGCATTTGCAGCATTGGTTGCAGCAATGACACCAGCGTCACCGGATGCAGCGGCAGACTGAGCAGCTTTTTCATAGGCCTTTTGAACGCCCTCAGCAGTTGCCTTGCCGCTATCACGGACATTAATAAAATCCATTAATGCTTGTTGAGCAGCCAGCTTGAGATTTTCCTTGGTCTCAATGCCTAGTCTCTTGAAAGACTCTGTAACAGGATCGATATCATCAGGCAGTTTTTGAGCTTGCATCTTGATAGCAATGAGGCCTTGCTCTACCTGACTTGTTGAAACTTTACCTTGATCTCCAAACTCCTGAAGTTTGGCTTTGGCCATATCAATTTCAGCTTGGCTTTTCGCCTTACTAAGCCACTCTTCCCATGCTTGGTAAAGAACATCACCAGCCTGTTTACCGGTATACCCTGCCTCACCCAACTTAGTCTTAAGCCCATCCAGTTCATTTCCAGAACTAGAAAAAGACTTAGAAACCTTGTTTAGCGAAACATCCAGATCTACACCAAATAGCTTGGCAGCGGCAGATGCTCTTGAATACGCTGTTTCAGCCACCTGACCGGATCCAGTATTAGCCTTATTGAGTTCAGCTATACGTAAATCACGGTTTTGGGCTAGCTCAGCTTCTTTGGTATTAATGGCATTAATTGAAGCTTGAGCGGAGGCTAAGGCATTTAGATCACCAGTCTTCTTGGCTTGCTCAATCTGTTGTTCCAGGAGTGCACGTTCAGCTGCAGCCTGTTTCTGATAAGCCAGATATTCCTCATCGGCTTTCTTAACATTCTCCTTGGCCAACTTGAGAGCTTCTTCTTTTTTGGCAGCGCTTTCAGCAGCCTGTTCTGCACTCAGGCCAGCCTGAACACTAACCTTTCCAGCTTCATCCATAGTAACGATGTAGCCTTTGGTTAATAGATCGGCTTGCATCACGCCGTCCATGACACCGCCATTGGCCTTGATAGCAGCCTCGGCATAAGCCTGAACAGCATTTAGCTTTTCGGACTCTGTGGCTTTTTTCCCATTAACTTCTAATTGTTGATCAGAAAGTAATTGTTCCAACTCCTGCTTGGATAGAGCTAATCTTTCCGCAGTTTTTTGTCCTTGAGTTTGAGCTGCCTCATTTAAGCGCTGAACCCCTTTGGATTGAAAATTTTGAGCCTCACGATCAGCCTCAGCGTAATACTCCTTGGCTTTGTCTTTCATCAAGTCGGCATTGGCTGCGAACTGTTTACTCACATCCCCCCAAGTAAGTGCAGCCATAACACTGTTTGCAGCAGAGGCAAGCATAAAGAAGTTGCCTGTCGCAACTTTAAGGATAATACCGATTGCTGTAAGACCATCGCTTACAAAGCCAAATGTAATTCCCAGTCCTTGGAAAATTCGCTCCAAGAAGCTAACTTGTTCACCTGCAGATGAAACCCCTCCTGTGAACGAGGAAAAAATAGATAACGTGTTTGTTATTGATGTGCCAAGAGTATCGAGAACAACTACACCAAACTCATATACCTGAGTTACCAGATCTTTAACCGCATCATAAGCAGCAGATATGGCATTTTTGAAGGATTCAATAGTGCTTGCATCAATCCCACCTTGCAAATCACCAATCAGTGAGGCTAGCCCCAAACCCACATCATCCAAGAATACTTTTATAATTCCCAGATTATCTGCCACTACAACCAAGGCATCAGCAACGGTGGCACTTGATCCATTCGCTTGATCCATTTCACCAATAACGATTTGCCATGACGTTGCAATTCGCTGTAAAGCATTACTGATTGTTGTAGGAAATTGATTATAAGTTTCCTGAATCTGTGTAGCTTGGCTCTGAACAGCCTTAATAACTCTTTCAGATGTAAGCTCGCCATTTTCAGCCATCTTGCGAAGTTCACCAGTCGTGACTCCCAAGCCCTTTGCTAAGGCTTCAGCTAAGCCATAACCATTCTCCATAATGGAGTTGAATTCTTCACCACGCAGCACACCACCCTGCATAGCCTGAATAAACTGTTGAACAGCTGCTTCACTTGCTTGTGCAGAACCACCACCGATCTGAATTGCTTGGGTAACTGTTTTAGTAAGGTCTAACGCTTGTTGCTGCGTCATCCCCATTTCTTTGCCGACTGTATTCAATCGGGTGAATAAGCTAGCTGTAGCATCTAGACTGGAATTAGTGGCTAATGCTACCTGATGAACTCCTGCCATTGCAGAGGCAAAGTCACCGCCCTCACGGGTGGCAATGTTGATTCGCACCGAAAGGTTGGTATACGAGTCTGCAGCTTGGGCAAGCTCTCGAAGGCCCAGACCAACACCAATTGTAGCTAACGCTCCCACCAGTGCAGTTACAGCAAACTTAGCGCCATCCATGCCTCTGGAGAAAACAGAAACTCCAGAATTTGCCTTTTGAGCAGCAGGCTCAACACCATTTAATTCACTTTTGAGCTTTTCTATTTGCTGTTCGGTGATCTTGGTTACACGTTCTACTTCCTCAGCCGGCAATTTGCTATTGGCCTTAAAATCCTCCAGCTTCTTTGCAAGGGCTGCAATAGCATCATTAATCACGGACGGCGGTTTAATGCCTAATGCTTCATAAATTGCATGTCCGGCTTGCTTGGCACTACCGGATGCCTTATCTGTGCTTGTGGAAACGCCCTGCATTGCAGTAGTGGCTTTTACATTAAATTCTGAAAATGCCGATTTGGTTAGATCTACTGCTTGCTCAAGGCCTTTTACCTTGTCACCAGCTGCCTTAATCTCATTAAGTGTTACAGCTTCACTGCTTTGCTCTAATGCTGAAAATGCATTTCTTGCTGTCAGTAATTCACGCTCTAGGGTATTAATACTATTGGTGCCAATACTGCCAATACGCTCAATTTCTTTGGTACTAAGACTTGCGCCGTCACCCATACTTTCAATTGCGCGGGTAGCAGTCTGTGCTTCACCTACCACACCAGTTAAATCTACGGCGCTAAAACGTTGCACTTGATTGATAGCTGATTGAGTAGCGCCATCGACACCTTTCATGGCATTGATAGCAACACCTTGATAATAATTGAAGGCACTGGAGGCCTCATTGATAGCGTCTTGAATACTCAGAACACGCTGTTTGGCAATTTCAATATCTTGTAGAGTGCCATCAGTGCTTTGTAGACGAACCAATTCAGCCTGAGCTGCCTTAAGTGCTAAATTCAGCTCATTAAGGCCCTGCTCACCTGCACTAGACATTGCACGGAGTTCACCAGCACTGATTGTCGACTTATCGCCCAGGGATTCAATTTCTTTTGCAGCAGAGAAGAACTTATTACCCAGCATTTCTGCAAGTTGAACAGCATCACCAGGAATGGCACCACCGATTTCAAAGCCGGCCTTATTAGCCTTGTTAGCTGTGTCTTGAAGCTCACTTCCTAGACCATCAATCTTGCCCGATGCTTGGGATGCTTGTGTCTCTAATGCATTGGCTGCCTGAGCTACTTCACCTAACTTGCCTTTAGCCTGATCAGCCTTCTTTTGAAGATCATCAGGAACAATTTTGCTAACCTCTTTTCCTGTTTCTACGGAGGCCGCTTTAAGACCATCCGCCTCTTTCTTTAAAAGAGAAATGAATAACTCCCAATTATCTTTAGATGCTTTGGTGCCAGCATCAAAGCCCTTGGTGTCAGCATCCATGACTAATTTGAATGTTAAATTTTTACCAGACATACTGACCTCAAATTTTAGGCAATAAAAAACCCACCGAAGCGGGTATAGGTTGGATATTGAAAAAGCACCCTAAGATGCTTTTCTTTTAACAGTATTCTATCAATGCATTAGCATTTTCTTGAAAAATACTACTTGCACTTATAAATCCTGTGGATAGAACTTCGTTTTTCTGCATGAATTGCAAAAATCCATCAATCGCAAAATCATATGATTTCAACAACTCTTGCTTTAATTTGGCTTCACAAGCTGTTTCGGTTGCTCGCCCCTCCAAATCTCGCTTGATTTGCTGCATGTCTTTTACCGGCTGAGACAAGGCTATTCTAGAAGTTGAATTAGCTACCTTAAAAGCATCACCCCATCTTCCCGCCAAGTCCACATAGAACGCCCTGCCATCCTTGCTTATTTCAGGTGATTCAACTACTTTTTTTGCTTCTAGATAGTCCATTTGATATTTGGATTGCAGCTCTTTAACCCTTATATCGGTTTCAGCTTTTTTTTCTTTTGCTTGCTGCGCTTTTATAAGTTCTGCATTTTCAGACTTAAGTTTTTGTTGATGTGCAATCTCAGCCTGTTTCAATCTTTCAGCTGACGCCTTATTACTCTGATGCATAAAATAAAGCATGCCAGATGCAAGAATGAGAAGTCCAATAAATAAATACTTCATCTATTGCCTCTCTTAAAGATTACGCCAAAGAATTTTCACAATTCTGTCTCGGCATAAAATGACAGTGTATTCCTGTAAATCTACCTGTTTTACATACTCAGTGGCTGCACAGTGAAGTCTTCCATCTTCCAGAACGTAGAATCTCGGCTTACCAAGCTCAAGTTTACTTTTAAGTGCCTGATGACTATCCCCAATTCTTACCAAATCACCGGATGGAGTGCGAATGCTGGTAGTTGTCCTTTCTGCATACGTGAACCCCGACACCAAACATAAAGCTAATAATAATTTTTTCACACTAACCCCCTAAATAGTTATTTCCACATCATAACTTTAGGGTGTTACTTGATCAATCAGAAACCATTTCTTTCTTAAATGATTCAAAACCTTTCTTATCAGACTGGGCTACACGCGCTGCAACGGCGTTATTGAAGATTCCCTGCTTGTATAGCTTGTTTGCTGCTGTGACGTAGCTTTGGAACGCGCCGTAGGTCATTTCCATGATTTCGCTATGCTGATGGCCCATGGATACGAGAAACTGGAATGAATCAAACCAGGTGGAGTCATCTTTCTTTTTAATGCCACGTCTTGGCTTTTCATATTTGAAATAGGTCTGATTGACCAGAAGTACTGCTTTAAGTAGATCTTTAAATCCTTGTTCATCAGTAGCAAGTTCTACCAGTGATCCGTTGTCCAGATCAGTAACGCATGCCATGGTCGAAATCACCTGCACGCCATGAGCTTTGAACAGCTCTGTCAAAATCTCATCTGAATGATTTTGGTCTTTGATGAAGTTCTTTAACGACTCAGCATGCATTGCCCAGGTGTCGAAGTCTTTTATCTGGATCTGGCGCACTTCGATGTCATTGACTCTGACACTTCGATTTGTTGCTAAGAAAAAATCATTCATGGTGGAATCCCGAGATAAATTTTAGACATTAAAAAAACACCCGAAGGTGCTTTTCTTTTAACTTTGATAAAGGCTGAATTCTATAAAGTCCAACTACCACCTTGTCCCATCTCATAAACGATAAAAATTAAGGCTAGTACCATTAGTATGACAACAACGATTTCTGTTTTTGTTAGCATCTTCAGCGCTCCACTTTTCATCATTCATATGATAAGCAAAGCAAACAATTTATAACATAAAGGTTACAAAAAAATTATTGGATGTTACAAAGATTTAGAAGTTAGGGAAGTTTCTTTAGAGTGTAGCTACCTACTGAAGCATTCAAACATTTCGTTAAGCAACTCAACAAAAAGTTTCATCCGAAAAGCATTCTTACGTAAACCTAGAAACCTATAACTTTAGACCTGAATATCTTACATATCCCGACATAGCTGCTACATCCACGATTTAAATCATTCTCTACACTGAAATTAAGTCTTAGAAACGTAGAGGAAATTCAAATGAAAAAGTATTCGAAAATTCTAATCTTAGCTTTAATGGGATTTACCGGTACCGTTGCTATCGCAGCTGACTCGATTCCAATAGAAGCCACTGCTGCAGCTGAAGCACAACAGGTTGCTTTAGAGCATGCAAGGAAGCAAGCAAACACACCCGAATCATCTGATGAATAAAAGAAAGCCCTCTAATGAGGGCTTAATAATTATTTATTCCAGCTTGGTATACAGGCACTGTTCCACGATAGTTCGAACTGTTTTTGATCCGTCTGATTTTCTACAAGCACTATATTTTTTTCAATCACAACAAAGCGTTGGAAAGCAGTGTATTTGTTATCTTTGTCCCTATAGCTTACCTCTCCACACTCTCCTATTTGATTACGAAACTTAGCTGAATCAGGATTTGGAAGAAAAGTTTTAGTTATCTCTCGTATTGATTTGAGCTGTTGTTCTTTTAATATCTCTGGATTAGAAGATTGAGCATTAAATTCTTGCTGACTACATCCAGTTAATATTGTAAAAACCAACAAAAAAACTATATGTTTCATAAGCCCCCCTTTTCCTAAAGGCGGAACTTTACATTATTTTGTTGATTAAGCTGATTGTATTTGCACATACTTTTGTAATTTTATGTTTAGACGCTTTAGGGCTTTTTTATGTAAATATTAAATAATTAATAAAGATTTCAAGTTATTTAAAACCTCCCGAAGGAGGTTCTTAGCTTACTAACTTACTGACATACAAGATAAATAATAGTAGAAATAATTATTACGGCTAGGATGGAGACAAATATTTCTATTTTAGTCATAGCAGTTTTATTCTTAACGTGAAGTGAATATCTTTTATATCCCCATCAGATGAAAATTAGAATAACAAAAGATTACATAATCTTTATTTTTTACTATTTATTAAGTTTCATCTTAAATGTTTTAAGACTTATTACTATAAGGCAGGCACAAAAAAGACGCTAATGCGCCGTGGAGTTCTTTGTGCCTGCGAAAGGTTACGGTGCTGTCGCTGCCGGAATCGTTACGATATGACCATATAAGCCAAGTGTTGGGTCTGTTTCTTTACCCACATCAGATAAGGCCTGACCAGAGATTTCATACTGACCCAATTCTTCATGAATTAATGGGAAAGTGGTTTCAGGTGACTTCTTGGTACGCCACAAACGAACAGCCATATGCTTACCATTTGCTGTATTCACCCCTTTGAAGAACAACTCATATTCTTCATTGAAGTTATTTGCCAAAGTGGTATGTGTTACAGCACCTGTTGTGTAGGTGGCTAGGATCGGCATCGTGAGGTCTGCTACATCATGGAAGATCACAGTGCCAAACTTAGCATCTACGGTGTACTGATCATCCGTAAGTGTCTTTGGTGTACCGCTAGTAGAGTCCTTAAAGGTCACTTCTGATAAGTTGTAGCCCTTTAATTGGATTTCCTGACCAGCAACCACAGTCCCTAGAGACTCATCAGCTACAGTATCACTTGCAACCTCAGTATTTGTACCAGAGACAATGTATTCAAGGTTCTCTTTGTCCACTTCTTCCAGTGTTCCGGAGAAATTAACAGAGGTGGTATTTACCATCGTGAAGTCGGTTGTGCGATTGCCCGATGTTGATTCCTGGTGCTCAATAACATCTGCACCAATCTCAAGTTCAAAATCGGGCACGTTGCCCAGATGACGCATAGCGCCAGCAATACCATTGGTTAGCTTGGATAAATAGAATTTACCCTGCAACGAGATATATTCTTTAGCCATTACTTTTCATCCCCTGTAGTTTTCTTGGCTGGAGCAGATTTAGGTTCAGGTACTTCCTGAATCACACCATCTGCCACTAATTTTTTAATTTGAGCATCGTCCAGTCCGCCAACGACATCGCCCTTTTTAAAGCGACCGACAGGCTGCGTTGCCTTGTATTGTTTTGCCATGACTGGCTCCTAAATGAATTTTTGTGATTCAAAAATAATTGTGATGTATGCAAAGCCCGGACTATAGCCATCCCGAACTGAGATAAATTCCAGCGCCGTACGTGATGCTTGAGGCTGCCAACCGGAAAGCAGTTGAATCACCTTCTCAGTCAAAAACCCCGCTTCATCACTTACAGCACGTCCATCGGTCATTTGAGATTGAGCATTGCGACATGCCACCGTAACCGCCCATTGCTGACCGATCTGGTTGATACTTCCACGACCCGCACTGGCTTTCTTGTCGATACGAACAAAATTGACATGTGCAGATGGCGTGACTTGTGACATCTCTGTTACGCTGACTGAATTCAACGGCGTATAGATCTTTAGAAATTCCGGAATCTCTTTCAGTTTTTCTGTTATCTCATCACGTACCGCGAAGAAGGTGCTCATCGATAAAACTCCCGACAATATCCAAAATCATGACCTCATCTTCAGCATTAATACCGAGCTGGGTCCGTGGTGGTAAAACTGACTGCTTAACTTTCCGATATTGACCACCCACTGCAAAAGTAATGTATTGGCCATTCTTGGGCAGGATGGTTGCGCCGTAATGCAGATGAGGTGCGTACGCCACATCTGTACCCACCTCCACACCGCTTGAAAGAACATTGTGTGTGTAGGAATTCATTAGGCGGCCAGTATCACGTAATGTTTCACCAACGCCCACACCATCACGTCCTTGCAGCTTGGCTCTCCATGAAATCTTCCACGGATTTCCATCTACACCAGTACCGGTTAAAAACCGATGCTGAATACTATTCACAAGCCCTGCACCAATCTCATCAAACAACTGGTTCTTCAGTGAATCAAAGTTACCTAATTGGTTAAGCACTGCTTCAATAGGTGAGCTATCAGCTCGAATGGTTATTGCAAAAGCCATAAACATCTCACTTCATGCTAGGCATCATGTCTAAAGTGGCATCACCAAATACGCCACCGGTGTAACTTGTGCCGATGGGTGCTGTTGATGGTTTATTTACTGGCTTTTCATCAGTCACTTGGTTTTCAATATTAAGGATATTTAGAATAGCTTTACCATCAGCTACCCGCTTTAGAAAATCAATCTCTGCTTTATAGCGGTTCTCAATTTCTTCCGTGGGTCGCTGAAAATAAAGACGGTAGCGTGCAATGTTGCACGCTACTCGTTTTAATGTGCTTGGAATACTTGGTAAGGGCAGCTCATATCTAACAGCGATATAGCTATCAATTTCCTCTGCAGCATCCTGTAATGCACTTTCAACTGCATCACTAGTTGATTGCATTACTTCTAAATTTTCCATCTCATGTATACCAAACCGAGCTACCAAATCTGCTTCAGTCGCGTACATAGATCACCTACTTGGCTTCGTCAGCCGCTTTAGAGTCCGCTTTAGGCTTAGCTGCTTGCTTCGCCTTTTCAAGTTCAGCCACTTTTGCTTTTAGCTCGGTAACTTCTTGATCTGCCTTCGCCTTGTCAGCAGCTGCTGTCTGATTGGCTTCAGTTAAGGTTTTATTTGCTGCTGTTAGTTCAGCATTGGCCTTTTCAAGTTCAGCCAAACGTGCAGCGGTACCATCTGCTTTAGGTTCTTCCGGCTCTTGATATTCTTCAATAGCCCCAGATGCTAAAAGGGCCTGAAGTTGTTTAGCTTCAAGCCCCGCTATTTCCTGACCTGGACGAAAGTGTCCGATCGATTGTTTTGCAATGTACTTTGGCATTTGATTCCCCTTAAACGAAGCCGCGACCGCCGACTAAGCCATTTTTGTTATTTGGAACAGCAAGTGGAGAAGATTCAGCAAGCAATTGAATGCTTGAAGGGTTTTTTTCCTGCCATTGGCTTAAATAGAACTCTAAAGCCTGACCGAATGCTTCAACGTTTTGCAATGCACAGTGCGCAATCCAACCATTCGCATCAGAAACCAGACCAAAGAAATCTTCTGGAATGAAGCGCTCAATATCCCCACCCATATTGTGCTTAGCATCATAAGTCCAGATTTCCATATTATCGACCGTGCCACGGAATTGAGGCTTGTCAGCTTGGTCGAAAGTTGGAGTCAGTGGAACGCTAATACCTGCATAAGGAGCAATGAACTTTTCTTTAAATTCAGGATCTTTAATCAGCGCGTTATACACTTTTGAGGTAGTCAGCGCCATGATTGGTGATGTACCAGAATGTTCTACGGAAAGATCAATCATTGCCTGAATATCTTTAACAGGTGTCGCTCCAACTTGTCCCCATTTCACCAATGGTGAGAAATTACAAGCCGCATTACGCTCATAATTCACTTCATACATTGGGAAATCAGCAGAGGCAAAGGTGGTTTTGCCGTAAAGCAATACATCACGTGCAATTAACACCTTCCGGTTTTCAATTGACTGACGCAGATACAATGCTTTTTGAGCTTGGTCGATCAGTAGCAGATCAGCATCAGATAAACGATTTGAACCGGTGGCAATCACACCAAACTGACGTAAGCGTGCGATAAGAGCAGTGTTCTGCACTTCACTTGGCATCACCGTCATCATTGGTTTCAGATAAGCTGGCTTAACGAATTTCACGTTACCAGATTCACCTACTTTAATCTGACGTCCAGCTGCAGTCGGAGTAACAAACGGCGCAAGTGGTGTCGCAGTATTCAGCTCACCAACTGGAACTTCTTTTTTAGTGTATGAAACACGTTGAGGGAAAAAGCGGTCCATCAGCCAGGTATCTACCTTTTGAGTGGTATCAGTCAGTAATACCAGCTGTGGCACATCCAGTAATTCCACTGGTGCATTTTGAAATGTAAAAGTTTGACTCATGTCTTAGTTCCCCACAACTTTTCGAAGTTCGATTTTGTTTTTTAATGCTTGTGCACGTACTGCATCATATTGAGCAGTGGTCAGAGGTGTTCCATTCACTGTAACTACTTCAATATCAAATGGACCTTGCACGTAGATCGGCATCTCAAGATTATTAGCCGCATGGTAAGTAGATTGCTCTGCATTGAAATCTGACACAGCAATCGCATTCCATTCACCTACTACACCTTCAGTGACAACAGGATGATCAGCAACGTTATTGGCATCTACGTTAAGTAAATCGCCGCGCTTATATGCTGTAGCAGTTTTTACTTTGGCATTTTCTGTACGTACGCCGTCACCGACCACTAGCTGTTTATTTTCAATAGTGCCTGTTAATACTTGGCTCATGATTTAGCTCCTTGTTGCTGCGCTGCCATAAACTGATTGAATGCCTGATCTAAAGCCGAGCCTTGTGGAGCTTGACCACCCTGCCCCGGATTGGCTTGATGAGTGAACAAGTGAGCAAATGCCGGATTCACACTTGGTGTTTGTTGCTGCTGTTCAGCTGGTGGTTGTGTATTACCTGCCGAGAATTGACGAAGCTGCTTAGCCGTGAAGCTAAAAACCGAATCATCCATATTGGTATAAGCTGTTTTATCTTCAGCACTAAACTGTGTTTTCAGCTCAGTTTCTAAAGCTGCAATTTCATCAGCACGCTTTTGTGCTTTGAATTGCTTAAGTTCAGCTAGGGCATCATCACGCTCACGCTCTGCCTGCTCTTTGGCCTGTTGTGCTTTTTCTAATTCGGTCACGTTGGTGTCCTCTTTGGTTGGGTTTGGATTGACTTTGCCCGAGAAGGCTTTAATTGATGTATTGCGATCAGCACCTGTAGAGCAGATCGTAAATTCACGAATACGGTTTTGACGAAAGATGGTGATTGGGCCTTCAAACGACTGACCATTCACAGTGACTGTCTTGCCTTGAGACACTTCTTCAATCGATCCCGGATCAATCATCATCGACATCTGGAACGGGAAACCATCATCAGAGTCTTGAACAATCTCCTGTGCCTTAGCATTTGTGAGGAAATCACCAGATACATCGATCTTTCCGTTTGTATCTACGGCTTGAACAACACCAATTCGACTTGAGCCGAAGTGTTCTTCAAGCAAGGCTGTTGGCTTATCAATCTCGATCCCATCAAGATCAAAAACGACACCAGAACGCCCCCAATACCAATGACCATCTACACGGCCACCCGCATAAGCAGTGCCTTTAAATTTCCGCTTCTGCCCTTCTTCAGCTTTCGGTACCTCAATCGCTGAAGCATTAAATAAATACTTCAGCCGCTCTTCATTTGGATCTGGCATTTTTCATGCTCCAATAAAAAAAGCACCCGAAGGTGCTTAAGTTGAATTTGATTTATGGTTTTTTGGGTGGATTAATTCGCACTAAAGGCGGTGGTGGAACATATTCAGGTTTAGCCTCAGGTTGATAACCTGAGCTTGCTTTACATGAGCAACTACAGCAATTTTTACAACACATCTAATTCACCAATGCTTTTAATGTGTAAACCATCTGCCCTTCAATGGCCTCAATCGAAACCACTTCAAAAGATAGCCCCATCGGCATCAAAACGCCGTTACCAGCATTTAGCATGTCTAGATCAATACCGAGCCCTTTAGCATTTTCAATTTTAATTACAACAGCTGAAGCCGTATCAGCCATCAGCAACGGCGCATTCAACTGGATTGTCTGCCCTACCTGATAAGCCGCTACCTGCTGAAGTGTCGCAGTACCGACCACGGTTGAAGCCGTATTGCTTGCCACAGCTTGAATTGCTGCCATGTCGGTACTCAGCCAGCGCTTAAGCACATCATCAGCCAGAGAGCTTGTAGCAGAGTTTAAATAACTGGTCAGTGGAGCATCATTGCCCTGCACATAATCCAAGAAAGTACGAATCGCACTTGGACGAATGTTTGGATCAAGTGGAATAACCGTATTGGCTACCGTGTCGAACAGGTCTCGAGTCTTATCATCCATCGGAGCAAACAGACTGGTGAGCTTTTTACTCGCCGTCCATTCAGCCTTAATGACTTCCTTTTGCTCGAGTAGATATTCTTTATCAAGACTTGAAGCACTAATCTTTTTATCTACCAATGTTTCAAGTTCACCGAACTGCAATGGGTGTGATGACCAATCTAAGGCCTCAGCCACTTCAGGCAACTGATCATCAGGCGTAATACCGTATTTCAATGCCTGCTTCTCAGTTAAGGCAATCACGGTGCAGCGGCAACGGAATCCCAACGGCGGGTAATGTGTCAGCCAGAATGGATGATCAATTGGCAATACAATCCGGTTCAAAGCCAAATGACTGGGACGCACTCGACTATCATTGATCGCCGAGTACATCAGATATTGTCGCTTGGCCTTATTTCGTTGCTGTTGTTGCCACCGCCCATGACCGTAAGCACTTTGGATATTGGTACGGAATACATTGTCCAAATAATGCTTTGGCAGAATGATTTCAGATTCTTCAATCAGCTTCTGGAAGTCTTTAAAAGTACCGCCGTCAGCAATGGATTTGTTCACTGCCTTAATGACAGTCTCAATCTGCTCAAGACTCGATAGAAAGCTAACCGTAGTTGCCATCTGCCGGGTCTTAAGGTCCATTGAATAGAACTCATCAGGCAGCACGATCTTTTTACTGTGAGCAAACCGAAGCGCCTCAAGGAAGGTAACTGGTTGCATAGCTTACTTCCCATTCTGCGCCGTCACATACCCCAGCACATCTGCAGCATACAAAGCATGATCCAAATTAGCCGTGAACTGTGTCTGAGTTGCACCAGGTATTAATTGCATTAAGTTATAAGCCAGACTTTCAGGGCTATCAGACTTGAATACCAACTCCTTGACCTGATCCGGTTTCAGTAGCTGCAATTCATCCTGCCCATCAGTCAGCTCTTCAACTTCCTGTTGTTCAGGAGAAAGCTTGTTTGCAGATGCTTTAAAGCTGAATGCCTGGCGAGGTAATGCGGTAAATTGATTGAAGCCAATCTGATTCTGTTCAATCACATCGCCATCCTGCAATCCATACTCACGAATGAAATAGGTATTTGAGAGATTAGCCCCAGCATTCTTTAAATGAACATCACGCTCAGCCTGATCCTTGTTCAGTGGCTTAGGCTTCTCACCAAGCATCACTTCATATTCACCCCATCCATTCAGCTCACACAAAGCATTAACTACAGCCTGAAGTGTTGGTGTGACCAGTCGAATATCAGACTTAAGCTTATCCATCCGCACATTTTCATGCACTTGGCCAAGACTGTAGCTTCCCTTCCCATCAGTCCCGCTGGTAAGTGTCTGCCCTAGTACAACTTTCTGGATCTGACGAATCAGCTGATTATTAAATGCCTCAAACGCTGCCCCTGCTGAACCGTTTGTTCCTGGTGCGGAAAGAATCTGAACATCATCATCTGCATCAATCGACAATACGCTTTGAGCATGAGCAGTTAACAAGGCTTTGCTCATATCATCAGTTTCAGTATCTTTGCACTTACCCAGTAAGATTGGTGTTCCAAAACGTTCGAGGAATTTCGCCCAGAATTTGAAGCCATTCTGCTTAAAGAAGAATAACCAATACAGCGTGGCTAATAGCGCTTTACCATATGGCTGTTCGTATGTGGCTTTACGGCGTGTTAAGAAGAATTTGAATGCTTGATCTACCTCATGCTCTGCATTGTTTCCATCCTGACGATAGATTAGCCGACCATCATTCTTAGGCTCAAACCATTGCATCGGTTTTTCACCAATCCACTTCAAACCAATATAACCTTCCGACTTTAGCTCATAGACAGCTTCCTGAACCGAGTAACCAAAGAACAGTGCACTCATGGCAGCAGTCGCAATTTCATGGAACCATTCTTTCAGGATGAGATTCAGCTTTTCCGCTTCATCTGTATCATTTGGTTCAATTCGCAACGGCGTTGCTAAAAGTGCATCAATCCGTGTTTCAACTACTTGTGCAATCTCGTCATCATCAAGCAGTACACGCAATCTCTGGCGTGTAATACCTGCTTTGCGCAGTACTTCATCAGTATCCGGTTGCTTGCCAAAGTTCACCAGAAACTGAGTGACCGCTTCTTGAGTGTATAAATTGCCGTAAGACAAAGCCTTCTTTGACGCTTTGTCCTTTTTAGACTTTGCCATATGTTTTCCTTTTAATAGGTTCGACTACCTGCACCTGCAGGTTTTTTCCGTTTTCGCTCTCGAATATCACTAAAGCAAATCATGACGCCGTCAGCACGGTTTGGTGATAACGCACCATCAGGCTGCTTATTCACTAAAATTTTGCCTGACCCATTTTTCGTATAGGTGGGTTGTGACAACTCTCGTTTGAGCTGTTCAAGCTCTTGCCTGTCTATGTCTTTAGTTGAAAGTGAAATAAGATTGTCTGGGTCATATTGCATACCCTGCAAAGCTCGATAAGTGTTCTGGAATCTGATGCGCAGTGACCACCACATCTGAGCTTTAAGATTGGCAAAGAAGTCTACATTTTTACGCGCCTCAACCATTTCCTGCTCCGGGTTGTGCACCGCGCCTGAGCCACGGAATGGATTTGCTTCAATCTCCGGAATACCTTTGGATCTGTTTTGCTCATTAATGACTCGGGCATCACCACGTACACCAGCACCAAGACCATCGGCATCGTAATAAAACGAGTTCAAACGTAGATCAAGACAAGCATCAATAGCTTTCTGAGTCGTGCCAAAAATGTCATCACCAACACCAGACCAGGTATCCAAATACTGCAGTACGATGCCATGACGTGCAGCAAAAGAGTTTTTATCCTTACCCTCATCCGCTACATCAAGTGCACCCATACGTTCGCCTGACGGCTGGATATTCAAATTAAGATGAGCATCGACTGCAGCTTGCACCCATGCTGATGGAATTAATACACCTTCCACCGATGCGGCATAATCAATATCAACCTCTTGAGCTAAAACAATATCGTCAAGTGTGGCCAATTGTTTTTCATACCAGGGGTGGATTAGTTTGCCATTAAATTCGACCTGCCAGTTCTTATCTGGGTTATCACGCCATGCCATGGTGAAAACGGCGTAACGCCCACTAAAACGATCTTGGTGAAACTTATCCCCAATACCGTTTGGTGTGGATCCCTTGATGTGCACATTAGTGTTTTGAGAAATTGCAGCATCAACAGCTTCTTGTCTTTCCACAAATGCCCATTCATCAAGAAAGTACATTGTGGTACGACCACCACGGCCAATGTTGTCACCAGCCTCACCAGTGACGGTTGCGCCGTTGTCTGGATTAATGATCCGCATATAGTTGTCATGCACTTTTTCGACAAAGCCTTTAGGCTTCATCCAGTCCGGTAACTTGGAAAACATATCCCTGAATTTGTGCAGTAACGTTTTCGGATCACCTTTCTTATCCACCAGATCCTCTTTACGACTACCAACCCCACCTGCAAAGCCTTCGACAAACAACCACCGGTGCAAATAAAAGCCCAAGACTACATAGCTCATCCCTTCGTCACGACTTTTTTCAATTAAACCGTGTGTCTGGGTACCTTCACGTTCAATCAGCCAATCAACGAGTTCAACCTGACCAGGACGCAAAACAAAAGGAATATTCGCCGGCAGTCCAAAAGGCATGCCCCGTGGATCATAAGTCCATACCCAGTGATTAAACCAATGAGCCGGATCATTCTTACATTTGTAGATTTCAGCCTCTCGACTTAGTTCATTCTGCTCTATTAGCATCCGGTAGTAATAACGCCGTTTCATTTCTTCAATGATTTCAGGCAGACGCGTATTGATCGTCCACTCTTTAATTAGTGGCGCTATATCTTCGATTGCATAAGTCATAACTTGCCATTAATTGCTAAACGCGAAAGCTCTTGCGCCGTCATGCCAGCAAGCTGTTCAGGTGTATATTGAGGAAGATTTTTAGTTTCTTGCTGAATAGGTCCGCCGTCTGGACCAGTGATTTCCTGCTTTGTCACACGGCCATCTGTTTCTTGGAATGCCTGTTTTAGCAGATTTTGTTTTGCGCGTTTATTTTTTCCAGAATCCTCATACATCTTCTGAAGCTCACGTAAACGAAACGCCTTGTTAGCAATCGCAATATCATCAATATTTTCACGAAACTCCTTACGAGTTTGCTCAAATAAATCCTTTAATTTTTTACTGAGATTACGACCTGCATATTTTGTTGGGTCATAACTGTGACATTGTTTTCGATCAATCTTGATCTTATATATTTCTTCTACCGCGTCTGCTACTTGTTGAGGGGTTTCAAAGCAAGCAAGAGACTGAACTATAAACATTTTTACAGGCTCTTTTAATGCTGCCATAAACACCTCTTTGTCGTTCTACGTCGTACAAGATAGGCAAAAAAAATCCCCTTTAATCGGGGAGCTTTTTTAAATCATTTCAAAATGCCTCAATGCTTCTTCAACCTTACCCTTATGTTCTTCAGGACAAGGATGAACACGGTTATCTGGATCATACCTATTAGGTGCTTGCCTTTTAGTTAAACCATGCTGATTTTTAATATCTGCTATCCAGCAACTTTTAAAAGTACGCCCATGTTTTTCAGTAAGGAATTCTTGAATTTGTTTATATGTAGCCATACGCCCTCCTTTAACATATTTGTGAAATGGGAAATTTTTTTATAAGTGAGTTGGCTGGTGGTCAGGATTTTTCAATCGTTTTTTAAGAATCTTTTACCCCCCACCATCGGGAAATCAAATCTCCCACTTACCAACCGATTGAATCTGTTTCTGTTTAACTGACATGGTTCTTCTTTCATCATTCATAATCCTTTCAATGCATTCTTCTTTGGATGTCTCCATGATATGCACTGAGGATGGTTGAAGCTTAGAGACCCACCATCGTCGCTGTGCTGGCGTTGAACCCGTAAGAATGAGATAACCACTCTGATTGTGCTTAGACATCTGTAGCAGCAAGCTGTTGCGCTTCCTAACAGCCAGTGCAAAGTCTTGCTTATTGCCTTTATAGATTGGCTTACCACCAATGTCAGCAATCATCTCATCCAAGTCGAGTACCACATCACTAGGCTTAGCGTGTTCCTTCACCCATGTAGACTTACCAGAACCTGCACAACCAAACACAATTGTTAATCGAGGTATTGGCTCTAACCAGTCAGGCATAAACACGTATGCTGTACTGTTCTTCGACCCTGCTTCTTCGCGCTGCTTGATAGATGAGTGGCAGGACATGCATAGGCTTTGGTGGTTGTCTGTATTCCAGAATAGATCCTGATCACCACGATGCGGTTCAATGTGATCGACCACCTTGGCCTCAGTTACCCTATCCTGCTCTAAGCAGTACACACACAATGGATTGCGCTGTAAGAAGCTTAAGCGATACTTCTGCCACTTGTACCCATATCCACGCTCTGCTGTGGTCTTGCTATCACGCCATGAATCACTGACCTGTTTGATTGGTCTCGGTGCCTTCGGTGTCATCGCTTGTAGTTTGCTTTGCAGTCTGGGTAGTTTCATGAATGAACTCAACTCTTACATTGCCACGCAGGATTCGAGAATGCATCTCACCTTTGCGTCGCTCTTTATTTGACAGCTTTCCGCGTCGAGGACCAGGCCTAAAGCAGACCAAGCCTTGCTCTTCATTAGCCCACTGTACACATTCAATTCGATTGCCATTCACATATGCGTGTCGAGGGCCTTTACCATCTTTTGCACTATGAAACATATCTATCTACCTCCAGTGCACTTGGTTAAGTCAGTATTGGTGTTAGCCTTGATAACGCGCTCACTAGCATTCAATAGCCACGTACCCTCTTCCGGTATAGTGGATGGGCCTGGATAATCCAATGTATTAAAGTCAACACGCATTAACCCAACAGCTTTAAGCTGCTCATCAGTCATCTGCTCAAGCGTTATGCCTGGACCAATTACTATGACTTTAGATTTATAGCGCTCAGACCACGCTTTGCTAAGAGCCTCAGCAATCTCAGGGGTAATTTCCCTTTCATGCTTAAGTACAAATGTTGCATCTGGTGATAAAGGCTCAACCGTGAAATTAATAACGATTGGTCGCTTTAACCACTTCTTAATTAGCTCAAACATATCTAACCATCCAAATACTGTGACTTAGGCTTATCTTCCTCATCACTACCTTCCAACTGAATCAATAGCTCATTGATCTGAGCGTTCTGTTCATTGTTGATCTGGATGACTTGGGCCACTTGGTTTATTAACTGGTTGTTCTGTTCGAATAGCTTTAGAAGTAAGTCGTTCGATGCACAACCGCATTCTTTCTTTTGATCGTTCATATTGTTCTTTCATCCATTTGCGTCTTGCTTCACAGCCTTGGCATGTCATCAGCTCATCTCCATCACATATTTAAGATCATCTGGACAAGTCAGCCTCACACCGTCTTTCAAGCACCACATTTCAATATCAGTTAAGAATTCAGCCATCTGCTTTGTTGTGGCTTCTGTGATACTCATTCGATTGGAAATAAACTGTCTCAATGGCTCATAGCCTGAACTACCTGACTTTTTCAAATCACGCATGACCCTGAATGTTTCTGGATATTCGCCAACATTGTCACGATTAAAAATGATCGACAGATATTTGTATTTGAAGAATGCTGCCGATTCCTCTTTATCTAAACCGCGCTGCTTTCCATACTCAGTCATCCACAGCCAGTACAGTCTGCGTTGAGCGTCCGAAAGCTTATCTTCTTTCTGATCAATCACCACGCGTAAAGGCTTACCCTCATTAATCGCCTGAGTGTAATGGGTATGCATGTAGTTAATAGCTTTGGTGATGTCCGCATGCGATTGGATAGGAAACACGGCTTTTTGCATTTCCTGCTCCAAAAAAAACTTCGTACGATAATATTTTCAATTACTTAGCTTAGGCATCACACTAATATCCAAAGCAGCACCACTACCAATTATAATTAACCAAGCCAATCGACCATGCGGCTTAATTTCTGGAGCCTTCTGATAAATCCCTGTGCCGAACTCTTGATCAGTTAGCAAATTACAGCGATCAGCTATTAACTCGATTAAATCTTCCGGCTCAATTGCCTGATCTGTCCAAGGTATGGCAACTAAATCAAAATCAAGATTCATGGTGCCGTGGACTGTTAGTGCATAGCCGTTATTTCTGGCAATGTCACATAGGCCGCAATACATTGATGCAAATACCGGTGAAAACGTAGCTTGCTTCATCAAAACACCTCTTTATCTTCTATCACCAACATCCGATTCACTCTCACCAACCACTGATCAAACATTTCTTCACTCTCTGCCCGATTACCCAATTGAAAAGTATCGAACTGGAAATGGCATGAATGGCATAGCGGCACTGTGAACTGGTCAGAAGCCTTAATCCCTCTACCCTTACCATGCTTGGCACTATTTGAATGAGCAGCCTGGCTATATGGATTACCACACCTCACGCAAGGTAGTGTGCGTATTGCTGTGAGTCTTTTGTGGTTGCGCTTCATAGAGATTGATTCTGATGTTTCTTGCTCGCTCTCGGTGGCGCTTAAGCTTTTCATCAACATTCACCATCTCTTTAGCAGTCATCATGCTGCGTGACAAGCTGAGTAAAATATCAATCTGGTCGCAATGCTCTTTTAATTCCCTTTGTGCAGATACTATGTCCATACAGCCAGCCTTCCGGTATTTCCGGATAACTCAAATAAGAAAAGAAAAACCCCTCAACATCTAGAATGCGAGGGGCTTTGTTTGCCGTAATACGTCCGGCGAATTTTAAGAATAAAAAAAGCCTGTTTAATTCTCTCTCCAATTAAACAGGCTTGACTTGCGTCACAACGTCTTTCTTCTTTTGCAGAGCAACTATATTGCTTAAATATTACAGCTTTATGAAACAGCTCTTTGCTTGTGTGATTGTTATTCAACTTCTTTCAAACAATCCCGACACACTTTGATTTCTTCATCATCCACGGTGTAATCGATCTCAATCGCACCATGCAGGCCAAATAAACACATCAGTAATCTAAGCATGATTTTACTCCTGGACAATCAAGCAATCATGTCGCAAGAAATGTCAGTTATTTTCACTTATAAAACATAAATTTATAATATTCATTACTGAAATAATGTCATTAACTTTGTCGAACTAAGCAAGATTCCTTCCTGGTTAATCAAGCATTTTAACTTGGTGTGATTACACTAGTATTTCTCAGGGCAATAAAAAAGCCCTTTTCGCAGGGCCAGACGCTACTCACAATCACACACACCTAACATGCACGGTCTGCTTTACTTGCTTTCAATCCTCTTTAGGTCGGGACGCTACTCCCTAGTCTAGATTCCCGAAGGAAGTTTACTCAAAGGCATGTTCCACTGGTCAGCACTCCAGCAGGAATGGGTTGCCTTTTTACAGGCAATAAAAAAGCCCACCATTTGGCGAGCTTTCCTTGATGCTTAAACCTATTTTTGACATTTCACGTTAAACTGGTATTCGTCTTGAGTGACCTTAATTTTAATATTTTTATATTTTCGTTTGTTTGGATCCATTGCCGAGCCAGCCACTTCCTCAAAAAAGCTACGATCATTCATTAGCTCGCCATACGCTTTATAGCCTAATAAAATCTTTTCAGGCTTTTCGCCTTCAGCCACTAATTTACCGAGAGTATCTTCTAGTTTTTTAACAGTTAAAATCGCCATTTCAATTAGAGCTCAAAAACAAAAAGGCATTATCGCTTATTTTCATGAACAAACAATGTCAAAAAAAGCCCACCTTTCGATGAGCCTTTACTAGTCTTTCCTAGCAGTCAACATTTTACCAGATAACACTTGGTCTCGGTTGAACCGTAATACGACCAGTATAGAAAAAGAATACCTGAATCAGAAAAATATTACTAGCTTTATGCTTCAAATTCTTTGTAAGTATTTTTCTTATACTTTTTAATAGCTTTGGATGCTTCATCTATTGCGGAATCAATTGCCAATGCCATCAGTTTTTCGTACTGCTTCCATGTGCAATCATAAGCCTTCAAGCTCATCTCAGATTCTCTAACGCCAGCCGCAAGATGCAATCGCCCTTTAGCTGTGAAGTTATCTTCGAAGGTCGGCTCTAAGGCGAACTGAATTACCATAAAAGCAACACGTTTGGCTAAATCTTTAATCTTGATTCCCTCCGGCTCACGACGTTTATCCTGGACTGCATTCAAAATCATAATATTTGCCAAATGTTCCTGCACATGATCAAAATCAGCTTTTGCCGCTGGGCCAAATACAATAACTGAAGCAATTGCCTTAGCTAGATCAGTATCCATTGATGCAATAGCGCCTAACTTATCTTGATATGTTAAAGGCTTCTCATTAGTCCCATGTACCACAGGCTCAAAGTTAGGTGACTTTGCTGTAGTACCCCGAATCAACCATTCAAACTGTTCAAATTTTTCAACCATCGCATTCATCCCAAATCCCCTACCATTTTCACTATCTGCTGGATCGCGTGACCTGACTTCACTTGATCTGTACTAAACCGTATTACCTGAAAACCCATCATTGTTGCTGCGTTATACTTTTCCATGTCCCCGAGGTAGCCTTTACCCCTTATGTGTCTTCCTCCACTCCAGATCCCACCTTCAACCTCAACCAATATCTTTTTGTCTACTAAGTGAAAATCTGCTTTCCACTTACGATCAGGGTGAAATTTAAATTCCTGCTCAAATTCGATTTTTAGTGCTTTTAACTGAAGACTTAATGTTGACTCACCTTCACTTACAACCTTTTCACCTTTAACCTTCTTGGGTCGTTTAGTGGCAGTCTTACGACCACCGCCATACTGTTTGCGATATTCAGCGAGTGAGATTGATGTCATTGCACCACTCGCAATTTCGATTAGTCAGATACACATCCCATTTAGTAAAATTCTTAGGACAATAATTCTTGTGTAGCGAACGTCGGTACTTGATTTGTGCACCATTGAACATTGCAAAAAACACGAACTTAGTCATGACCACCTCGCAGGGCTTCTTCTAATTGCGCCGAACAGTGGTAGCAACCTTCTTCATACCCTTCTGTCCAGTGAGTAGTTTTATCCCAAGCTATTTCATTCCACCCAGCAGCCAAAGCAGCACACTCCTCAACCTGCTTCTTCTTCTCGATATAACAAGCCTCCATGTTGTTGAGCTGGGCTTTCAAACTCTCAATCTGCTTCTCATACTTTCGCAAATCAGCGTCTTGAAGCTTGATGACTTCGGTGTGCTCGTCGATGATGGCTTGTTGGTGCTGAAATACAGCTAAAGCTGGGTCTTGCACTATCTTTAAATCAGCACACTGGTAGTTCTTAATAATTCCCCAAACCTGTTTAATTTCACTCATGCTCAATCACCTTTGTATTTGGAGAAATGTGATTACGAATATCAGTCACATTGTCTGTTTCGATTTGTTTACGCCAAACCCTCACACCATCTTCAGTGCCAAAGCCGCAGATCAAGCAAGCAATGTCGTAGCCGTGTAAGCAGGGTTTTGAGTTGTGGTCAGCTAGAGCGGTGCGGAGGAATTCGAGCTGAATGGCATCTTCCGCAAGCTCTGGGTGAACCGGAAACCAGCCGTGATCCGGCAACCACATTTGGAGGTAGTTAAAAAAATGTTTGTAGTAATCAACTTTGTTTTCAAATTGCTGACCAAAACAAAAAAATAATGTCGTACCTTCCGGCGCCCCATCCACAATCTGCTTACACTTCTCTAATCCTAATTTTTCGATTAAGTTCATGCTGCTACTCCCAAACCTTGACCCACAAGCATCAACTTATGTGCCTTAAATTCCATTTCATGTCTAAAACTTTTGAATGTTGAGAAACAAGTTAAACAACAGTGATTGGTTACAATTTCAAAATCACCTTCAATAGATTCCAGATACTTTTCAAGCTCATGATTGAAGCCAAGCCATTTCTTCTTAAATCCACCATCATTGACGCAAATTTCAGACTCCTCATCTCCTAAGAATTGCCATAAGTGCATGACTGTCGCAGTGGCAAGCTGAAATTCAACATCTACTGCTTCACCAGTTTCCTTATTGACTGCATGCACCTTGCTAACAATATGAAAGCTTTGTTCGGGCGGGATGGTCTGAGTTTTAAGAGCTAAAGCCAAATCCCCTTTATGCGCATTCATCCATACATTAAGCGGTGTATGTGTTGACTCTTGCGGATCAACACCACCAAGCAAGTGATGCAGCTCAATAATCCGTTTTGCATCATTCACTTCCCAATTCATCTGAAACTTGTGAACTTTCTGTTGAACAATCTGCTTCGGGTTATATTTCTTATTGCGCTTTTTCATGCTGTCACCTGCTTGGCTTTTTTCTTCTGCTCATTGGTGTAAATTCGATTTGCTTCACGTGTTTCTGGGGTTCTATGGCCTTGGTTGTAGGCTGAACGCAAAGCCATGACCTCAACCCAATCCACGGTCTTATTATCGTTTTGGTCTTTCATGCTTCACCCACCCGCTCCACAATCGTCTTAATGGCCTTGAGTGTTAATTCATGGTCATCACTCGGCACAACGAATAAGCTTGCAATCATTTGGACTTTCTTGGCGTACTTGCGAGCATCTTTGCGATACCCATTACGCTCACGGTCTAGCTTTTCATTAAAGGCAAGCAGGTCATTCATTTCAGCTTTAAGCCTGTCCCGCTCTTGTGTTGCCTCTTTCAACATATCGAAAAGCTCAGCCACGGTTCTATGTGCCACCTCTTTAAAATCACTCACACCCCACCCCCTACACGCCGATCCATCCAATTGCACTCAACCACAGCCAATCCGTCATGCTGGAACCGGGACCATAGTCGATCACCCAAATCAGTCGCCAAATCATCCTTGGTCATATTTGAAATCAGCATGGTCGGCTTACCTGCGTCATAACGCGCATATAAAACCTTGTGAACCAGTTGCAGGCGGTTTTCATGGCGATCATGCAATCCATATTCATCCAGAATCAGAAGGTCATAATCGGTATAGCGCCAGATTGCGTTGGCTTCGTTGTCATCGGCTTTTTTCCAAGCGTTGGCAATCTCATTAGCCATATCTTCAGAAGTGACGTAGCGAGCATATTTACGCGCCTCCAGAACGTTGCGAGCGACTGAGCATGCCAAATGGGTTTTCCCAGTACCTGTTCGGCCCACCATAATCAGGTTGCGAGTGATGCCTTCCAGAAAGTCTTTAGTGAATTTCACACACTGAGCTTTGGCATGCTTCTGACCATCATTTGATGTGGTGTATTCCTTGAAACCGCTGTTCGCATGACGACCTGGTAACTTCGCGCCTTCAAAATGCTTTTCACGAACCATCTGATTGACAGAGGCTGCATGATCCTGATGGGCCTGATTTAAGATTTCAGATGCACACTGTTTGCAAATTGACTGGTTACCCAGTTGAACTTTTTGCATCTGGTGGCGGTCACAGTATTCAGAGCTGATCTGAATTTTTGAACCAAGTAGAGCTGCTGCATTCATACTAAGCCCTCCAAGTCGATATCATCGGTTGCGGGTGCGTATTGTTGAACCTGGCCCCAGTTTTGATTTACGTTGCGGTTGTTTTGGGCGGGTGCTGCAGAGTGTGAATTTTGTTTTTGAGTGAACTTTCGCTTGATCCACTTCACGAAGTTTGAATACATTTGGGTGTCTGTGATCAAGCCTGCGTTCAAACGTGGTTCGTAGTGAGCATTCACTTCAAGTAAAATCTGATTCACCAGTTCTTGGGTCATCGGGGTTTCACCTGATCGCTGTAACCAAGAATTCAGAGAATGCAAATCTGGCGTCCAAAGTTTTAGAACCTGATCAACTGAATTTTCTTGCGTGTTTTTCTCTTTAAAGTTTTCTTTAATATTTTCTTTTAAATCTATTTCTTTTACAGAGTGACATTTGATGTCACTAGTGGTGGTGACATTTGATGCTACTGGTGTAGTAGCATTTGATGCTACTGGTGTGGTGACATGAGATGTAACTACATTTGATGTAACCGCATTAGATGTAGTTACATTCGATGCTACTGCTTCAATAGAAATACGATCATCTAAAGTCAGGGTGTAAGAGCTACTTTTACCCAGTGTTTTAGTGATGCTGATCAATTGGTATTTAGCTAAGTCAGCCATACATTTACGTACAGTGCGCTTGTCCTTAATTCCTGTGATCTTCATCACCAAGGTTTCACCCATTGACTTTCGATCTAAGTGAAATCCTTTGATGTGACGATTTAGTAGAACGACGCACTTGATAGCATCCCCACTTAATACAGCTAGATAACCTTCGTCACAGATGAAATTAGGCAAGGGTGAATACCCATCATCTTTTTTCGACATGGCTTGTCGCTCTAATTTTTTAGCAGTGGATGGGTGTAACGAAATATCGTTGTCTACCCCCTGCTTATGTGCTAAATTTGATTTCATATTCAATTCTTTTCTCCGATCGAATTCGAATTAAAAAGCCTGACCTCGACCGTCAGGCTTTTTCTCGTTGTAGAGCTGATAAATACTTTGCACACTCGCCTTTCATGGCTTTACGCAAAGACTGAATTTTGTGTTCGATTTCTTCCAGGATATGATCTGTCTCATCCATTTCAGCAGGCGTCACCACACCATCCTCCAGAGCAGATAAAACCTGTTTATTTGCGGCACCATTTCCAACATTCATACCAAGCAGCGATTCGAGAACACCTAATTGGCGCTCGTTATCTCCCGCCTGATCTATTGGAACCAATGCAAAACCTAATTTATGCGCCCAAGCTTTTACTGAAGCTGGGTTTTGCGTGTAGGTCAGCATTGCCTCAAATGCCTTTAAACTTGGCAAATGGTTTTCCATGTTTGGATTGGCGTAGTTCAAAATCGTGTTATGAGATACACCAACAACATCAGCCAACTCTTGGGGTGTAATTCCCGGTGATTGGCGAATCATCTTGTACAGTGCAGCTTTACTTTCCTTGGATATATCCATGTGAACACCTTGTTTACTTTCACGTTTATTAAAAACGCTAAGTTGTTGATAATTGGTTTAAGCAGCAACGGTATGGTGTTTAGGGTTGGCTTTATCCATAAGCCAATCTGTGGTAATAAGGCCATTACTGTTGCTAGCTAATGTTTGTGCATAGTTTGTTTCGCCCGTGTAGTCTGTTCGAGGAAGCGATCCTTTTGCTTCCATTTTTCGAACCGCTACATAGGAAATGCCTAATAGGTTTGCTGCGATTGTTCGCCCACCTACAGCATTAATTGCTTTTTGCATAGGGTTCATGATTTAAACCTTAATTAAACCAAATGTATTTTTTTAATTAAACCACCAGTTACATAATAATGCAACCTTTGGTTGATTCCCTTAGGCCGATTTTTACTTGATAATTTAACCAAAGGTTAAAGTGTGTAGATATGGAAACTCTTGTTGATCGTTTACAGAAGGCGTTAAGTGCCAAAAAACTCTCATGGTCGAAAGCATCAACCATGATTGGTCTTAGCCCTCAAGCGCCATCAAAGTGGAAAAAAGGTCAGATAAGTAAAGAGACCCTAGAGAAATTAGCTGGAATTCTTGAGGTTGATGTTGGGTGGCTTATGATTGGGGGTGGGCCTGTATCAGCTCAAACAGAAAAAACCCAACCTGTAATTGCTCATGAATATGGAAATGTAAAGCCAACAGGGAAAAAGCTAAGGGAGATTCCGGTGCTGGATTTTGTTCAAGCAGGCTTATGGAGAGATGTGGTTTACGATGGGCTTCACCCTAAAGGAAAAACCCATACAACCTATGAAGGTATAGACCCTAAGGCGGTATTTTCATTAACTATTGATGGCATGAGCATGGCACCAGAATTCATGCCAGGTGATGAAGTTGTTGTGGATGCAGCAAAAGCGCCAGTACCGGGATCATTGGTTATTGCTCAAGAAATTCAGCACGGTCTAGCTTTAACAACTTTTAAAAAATATCGTGTTATTGGGGTCAATGAGCATGGGGTGGATGTTATTGAATTGGTTCCACTCAATCCTGACTTCCCTACTTACAACTCTTTGCAAATAGAAATTTCCATTATTGGTGTGGTTGTTCAGCACCACAGAGAGTTTAAATATTAATAAAAGAAGCCGCTATATGCGGCTTGTAGCAAGAAAACCTCATAAATAAAAAACTCTTGAAGAGGAAGACACAATGATCGCAACACTCAATAAATCTAAAACTGCACTAACAATTAATCGTCAAGAGTTTAAGTTGGCATTAGGCAAAATCGGTGAAGGGATTGATAAGCAAATAGCTTCGCTTAAGAAAGCCAAGCAAAGCTATGACGCTGCTGAAATAGCACATGAGGTCATTAGTGAGGCAAATATCTTTGAAGCTATTATTGAAGGCTTTAACGAAGCAGAAGAGACTAATCTAAAGCTGAATGACATAACCAATCTTGAAGTGGCACAAGGATGGATAGATGAATTTTTGGAAAAGTATTCTGCGCTATAAACCCCCTATCATTTTTTGGTGGCTAGGTAAATAAAAAACCCGCTATATGCGGCTTGGGTAAGGTTGTGGTTTGTATTAGGAATGTATGACAGATAAATGTTATCTACTTAGTTATTAATTTTTTTAGTTTGGGCTTGTGTAATTGGGGTTGTAATGAAATATATAAAATTATCAAATGTGTCTTTTGATGAGCTAGGTATAAGAAAACTTAAGAAGTTCAGCATACCAATTACAGAGCGGATAACATTGATAGCAGGACATAATGCTATTGGTAAATCAACTATTCTTGGGATAATTGCAAATAGCTCAGGTATTAAATCAGCAGATTATAAGTCATACTTTGAAAAAACTTATCAATCCAAGTTTGAAGAATTATTTTATTTAGATGAATCAGAAATATTACCTTCAGGTCAGCGCGGGCATGCAATTCTTACGTACCATATAGAATTACAAAATCAAGAAGGATTTGATTTTTGTGCAATTCATAAAAAAAAGTGCAATGTCAGCAAAAATACAACTTCATCAACTATTAGGCCACGATTAATTCCACGTAGTGAAGATCGTCATCAAAGTGAAGAAATTGGCATAGGAGCTGGAGATGGAAAAATTCCTTTACCTACAATTTACTTAGGAATGAGTCGTATGACTCCAATTGGGGAGTTCGAAGATGACGATATAAGTAAGAAAATTTTAAAAAATATGGATGAAGAAGATAAAGTTTTTATTCATGAAGTATTTAATAAGATAATTCGGATAAATAATAAAACTAATCCAGAAGTGGTTGACCATGACTTTAAAGGTAGTAAAAAGAGATCTAAAGTCCCTGGTATGGATTTTAATACTTTATCTATTTCTTTAGGTCAAGATTCAGTAAGTGCTATCGTAACTGCTTTAGCTTCTTTTAATAAACTAAAAAGAGAATTACAGGAATCTTACATTGGTGGAATCTTAATTATAGATGAAATAGAGTCGGGACTTCACCCGAAAGCACAAATGAATTTGATTCAGGTATTAAAAAAACAAGGAAGAGACCTGAAACTGCAAATCATGGCCACGACCCATTCTCTTACAATGATCAAATCAGTCTTAAAGGATCAAGAAGATCAAAGTAAATTTGAAGCACCTAAAGATTCTGTTATCTACTTACAAGACACACGTATGCCAAGGCCAATGCCCCTCCCAACATACGAAAAAATCAAAAATGATATGTTGCTCAATATTGAGGAGGTTCAAGAACTACCTTCTCAAAAAATTTATTTTGAAGATAAAGAAGCTTGCTTTTTCTTTGAAAAAATAATGAATTATCTGAATTTAAAAGATGAATTGCTAGAATTTGGACGTTCTCTAAAATTAACTACAGCATCATTAGGTTGTGATGTTCTTATCAAGTTAAATAAAGCAGATGATTATTTTAAGAATGTAGTTATTATTCTTGATAACGATATTGTTACTAAATCGACTTATCTTGAATATGTTAACTCCCAAAAAAATATGCTGGCACTGCCTGGTGATAAGTCCTTTACATCTTCGACTTCAGCATATTTAAGAAATCCAGAAAATATTATTTATAGTTATCTTAGACATAAGCTTGATAATTATGCTGATAATTTAGATTTTTGGAGACAATGTAGATATACAACTGATTATGTTGAACAAAATATTATTAATTTAAATATTAGTGATATGTCTAATAATGAAATCATGAAAAAATGGTTTAACACGAATACTACGCATTTTGATAGTATGGAAATTATTGAAAACTGGTGTGCTGAGAATGATTCATCAGTTCAAAAATTTAAACAAGAATTTTTTGAAGTTCTTGCATACCTACACTAAAGGATACTTAGCTCCTTATGCGCTTCTCAACTCCATTGCGCTATCCTGGTGGAAAAGCCAAATTTGCGCCCTTTGTGAAAGATTTGATGGAAGTCAACAATCTTTCAGGTGACTATCTCGAGCCTTTTGCAGGAGGGGCAGGTGTTGCTTTAGATTTACTTTACAATGGTTACTGTAAAAATATTCACATTAATGATTTTGATTTAGCAGTTTACAATTTTTGGAAATCAGTAACGACTAACACTGAAGAATTTCTTAGAATTTTATACCAGACTCCTGTAACTATGGAAGAATGGCATAAACAGAAAACCATTCTAGATAACCCCATGAACTATAGCGATATTGAACATGGATTTGCAGCTTTTTTCTTAAATCGTACTAATCGTTCTGGAATTTTAAAAGGCGGTGTAATCGGGGGGAAAAATCAGGATGGACATTATAAGTTAGATGCACGTTTTAATAAAGAAAACTTATCAAAACGTATTGAAAAAATTGGGGATTTTTCTAATCGGATAAAAGTTTACAACTTAGATGCTTTAGATCTTTTAAATAAAGTTGATATAATGCTTCCTCAAGATTCGTTAATATATCTTGATCCACCTTATTACGTTAAAGGCCAGGGTTTATATCGAAATTTTTATATCCATGAAGACCATGTTCAGATTCGTAAAGCATTAGACAGAGTTAGAACCAAATGGATAGTTTCTTATGATAATTGCGATGAAATTAAAGACATTTACGCTGGCTATCGTCAGGAAGATTATGAACTTAATTATAGTGCCTACTATAAAATGAAAGGTTCAGAAGTCATGATTTATTGTGATAATTTAAAGACAGTTAAAGTGCCTTGCAAGCAACTTGCTCTAATTGATTAATACTCCCCACCCCAGCGGTGGGTTTTCTTTTATGAAATTCTCTATATAATTCAAAGTCCAATAACAATAAAATCAAACCATGAAAACAATAACTTTAACTACCCTGCTCTTATCCTTGGCTTTCACTGGTTGTGATAAGCAACTTAGTGAAGATATAGATCCAATCACAACTGCAACAGCTCTTGAAAACTCAGATAATATTCTTAGTAAATACATAGAAAAGTTAGACTCAGAGTTCACCACTCAAGATGTGCGGGTAAAGATCTTATGCAGAGACTACCCGCGCGAGTATGAAAAAAACTATATGCCTAACTTGTTGAAGCTATCACCCGGTGAATACTCTGAAGCTGTGCTTTTGGCTGATATGGATTTGGTTTTGGATCACTACAAAGAGAAAGATGCTATTCAGTGCTAAAGCTTTCTTACTTCTGAAATATTAAATCTTTATATTGGATTTAAGACCTCTCATGACCAGGTCTGTAATAACTAAGTAAAGCATCACTAACCCGCTATCCGCGGGTTTTTCTTTATGTAAGGTAAGTGTAACCTTGTCTTTAAATGTTACATTATAACAATTAATATAAAGATACCTATGATTCATAAATAGAAAGGTAAGTATCAATGAAATATTTGTTAGGTGCAGCATTGTTAGGATTAGCACTTACTGGCTGTACTTCAAATCCACAAAACGAAGTGGTACAAGAAAAAGTTGTGAGCAATACTCCGGCTGAAACTCAGGTAATTAACTTTACTGGTCCAATGGATCTCACAGTTGAATTGAAATCTTCGGATAATTTTGAAACTGCAGAAATGACAGATAATTCTGGCAAGGTTTATCACCTTAAGCGAGCTATTTCAGGAAGTGGTATGCGTTTAGCCAATAATGATGGTGTTTCAATTCATTTCAAAGCTGGTGAAGGTATTGTAGAGTTTATGAAAGACAAACCTATCAGTATTACTGAATACAAAAAATAAGATTATTGTTCTAGGACAACCCACCCCAGTGGTGGGTTGTCTTTTTATTATATGAAGTAATATTCCTATCAGTTTAAAATTATAATATATGACGCTGTAGTCTAAAAATTGTTTTTCCATATCTCTCTTAGTACAAATACGGACTAACTTAATGAATAATATTAACTTTAAGAATTTCGAAGAGGCTGGCCAAGCTATTTTAAAATTCTTATCTCAACGATTTGGATTTAAGTTATGGATGATTACCCGTACTGAAGGTGATGACTGGATTGTGTTACTAAGTGAAGATAATGGCTATAACGTTAAGCCAGGACAAGTATTTCGATGGGCAGATTCGTTCTGCTCACACATGGTACAAAATAATGCGCCCCGCATTGCCCCTTACTCGCCCGATGTTCAAGTTTATACAGATGCACCAATAAATAAACTTGTCACTATTAAAGCCTATATCGGTCAACCTCTTTTAAAAGAAGATGGTTCCTTGTTTGGCACTCTTTGTGCAATTGATCCCGAACCTCAGTCTAAAGTCCTTGTTGAGGATGCTCCATTGTTTGATCTTATAGGAAAGGTGCTTAGTTACACGATTCAAGCTGAATTAAGAGCAACCGAACACATACGTAAAGCTGAACGCTTTGAAATGGAAGCATTGTCTGATCCAATGACTGGACTTTATAACCGTCGTGCTTGGGACCAGTTAATTGAATTAGAAGAAGAACGGTGTAAGCGATATGGTCACCCTGTTGCTATTCTTATGATTGATCTTAATGACCTCAAGATCACCAATGATACTTTGGGGCATGCTGCAGGTGATGAACTCATTCAAAGAATGGCTTTAACCCTCAAAAACACTGTACGCAATAATGATATTGTCGCTCGTCTAGGTGGTGATGAATTTGCCGTACTCAGTATCGAAACTAATCTGCAGAATGCTGAGAAGCTTGTAACAAGAATTCAAAATGCTTTTGCGAAAGCTGAAGTTAGTGCGGCAATTGGTCTTGCAATGCGAAATCCAACATATGGTCTATCAGCAGCTATCATAGAGGCAGATGAAAAAATGTATCAGGATAAAGTCTTAATTAAATCTATTAATAATGATTGATAAAAAGCCGCATACCCGAGCGGCTCTTGGATCGGGTGGAGAAAAGAATGGCGCGTTCAAAATGTGGTAGTTGTGGGTCTGAATCATTTGAGTTGATGGAACAGGCACGCATTAAAAACTCAAATTTTAAATTAACTTTTGTACAATGTTCATCTTGTGGTGTGCCGGTGGGTGTAATGGATTATTACAATATTGGAAATAAGCTTGATGGTCTGGAAAAACGTATTAAGGCGATTGAGTCCACCACGGCAAATATCGACAATAATGTGGTTGTTGTGGCAGGGCTGATAAAGAAAAAGAAATAGCTATTCTTTATTAAAGTTTTTACTGTTAAGAAGCCCTTTTCTTTGGAGTTTTCGCCCTTTTTTTGTAAGGTTATTTGACGGGTTAGGGGTAAATAATTTAGCTTCAATCTCACCTATATTGTGAGTGATTTCTTCCGCACTCTTGACGCCAGCGTTGATATATTCAATTACAAGCTTTAATTTTTCATTGTGATCTAGCATAACAAACTCCATCCAACCCATCCCTGTGATGGGTTTTCTTTTGTCTATTAAAGCATATTTAAACCTAATTTTAACTAAATTTCACCTTTGGTTTAATTTTCTCTTGCTTTATGTTTATACCTTTGGTTTAATAATTTCATCGAAGGCAAAGAAAAGCCCCAGCGTTGCACGAACAACCTGAGGCATGACCCACCCTACAGTGAGTGAAATTATTATGAACAAAAACCCTATTCAAAGCAACCTGCCGGAGTTCAATGCTTCACGCATGACTTCTGAGTGCTTGTATCAACACCCAGTGCCTGCGCCTAGGCCACATTGGTTGAGCAGCTTCTCTGCTCTATTGCTCCTTATCTCTATCTTCATTGGTCTAGCTGCAATGTTTACCTATGCAGCAGATAAAGAAGCTGCTTATCAAGCGGAAGCGATTGCTAAAGCTGTTGGAGGTGTGAAGTGAATACTCAAGTAAATTTACAAAGCATTGAAGATGCTCGTCAAACATGGCTCGAAGCACGTCGTTTAGGTGTTGGTGGTTCTGATGTAGCTGCCATCTTAGGTTTGAGTAAATACAGTTCGCCATATCAGCTATGGCTTGATAAGACTGGTCGCTCTGAACTGGAAGACAGCACCAGCGAACCGGCTTACTGGGGCAACATGCTTGAAGACATCGTAGCCAAAGAGTATGCCAAGCGTAACGGCGTAAAGGTGCAACGTGTTAATGCAACGATTGCTCACCCTGAACATGATTGGATGCGGGCCAATATTGACCGCGCCATTATCAATCCTGAAATCGCCGGAAATGTCCGTATTAAAGATGGCAAGTTGACCACCGACCGCATCTTAGAATGCAAGACAGCAAATCAGTATCTAGCAAAACTATGGGGTGATGAACAATCTGAACAGGTGCCGGATTATTACCTGACTCAAGTGCAGTGGTACATGGGTATTACTGGTGCTTCGATGTGTGGTCTTGGCGTGTTAATTGGTGGCCAGCAATTCCGTAGCTATCAAGTTGCATTCGATCCAGAGCTGTTTGAAATGCTCACAGATGAGTGCTCCAAGTTTTGGCATGAGCATGTTGAGGCTGATGAGCCACCTGCACCGACCACTTTTGATGATGTGCTTCATCGTTGGTCTAAACACAATCCAGATCAGGCATTGCAGGCAGATGATGAACTGGCGAATCTGGTCGCTGAGTACAAGGACCTGAATAAAACTATCAAAGAAGCTAGTGCTGAACTGGATGGCATGAAGCTGCAAATCTGCTCACGCATGGAAGATGCAGAAATGATTATTGCTGAAGAAAAGCGTCTAGCAACATTCAAATATCAAGAACGTAACACACTGGACAGCAAAGCGCTAAAAGCAGCTCACCCAGACATTTACGAACAATTTGTGAAGACTTCTAGCACTCGTGTGCTACGCATTAACTAAGATCTAGGAAGAAATAAAATATGAATACTCAAGTACAGACTTTTTCTCAAGCTTCTCCAAGCGCTGCATCTGCATTGGATGTAATGCTTAACACTGAAGCCATGACTCGTGTAAATGATTTAGCAATGGTTATGGCTCAAGCACACGTCACAGTTCCTAAGCATCTGCAGGGCTCTGTGGGTGACTGCTTTGCAGTCATCTTGCAATCAATGCAATGGGGTATGAACCCCTTTGCTGTTGCTCAAAAAACCCACCTAGTGAATGGGGTGTTGGGATATGAGGCTCAATTAGTCAATGCTGTGATTACCACACGTGCACCAGTAACAGGTCGCTTGCAGTTTGAGTGGTATGGTGATTGGGCAAAGGTAAACGGCAAAGAAGATAAATCGTTTGAGCGTGGTGTTCGTGTATGGGCCACCATCATTGGTGAAGATGAACCACGTATGCTTGATATATCTATGGGGCAAGTTGGTCCGGTGCGTAATTCACCAATGTGGGTGGCAGATCCACGTCAGCAACTTGCATATCTAGCCACAAAGCGCTGGTCACGCCTTTATGCACCTGATGTAATTATGGGTGTTTATACACCTGATGAATTGGTTGAATCACCTGAAAAGGATATTACCCCCGCCACATCTTCAGCAAAGCCAAATACTGGTGCATCTGCCTTAAAGGACCGATTAAAAAAGAAAACCGAAGTGGTTGAGGCGCAGGTTGTTGAGGTGAATTTAACACCGTTTTATCAGCGTATTAATCAAGCCGAATCGCTGGAAGAGCTCGATCAAATCGGCGCTGAAATTGCTGAATTGAATTTAGGTGAACCAGCAAAAACTGAAATTGGCAATGTATTTAAAGCTAAGCGAAAAGCGATTAAAACTGCTCAAGCATTCCCGGCTGAATCAATTCAATCAGTAATTAACGAGATCAGCAACACAACCGATCTGGAAGCGCTTAACGCAATTATGGCTTCACGCTTTGAGCCTTTTACGGCTCAGATGACTGAGGATCAGCTCCATGAAATCAACTCAGCGTATGAAGCACAAGAGGCAGCGCTAACACCATGAGTTACTCCTACTCTTCAATGACCCGCGTACTGCTCGTGCAGTACAAAGGTCGGGTTAGAACTTACCGCAATATCAACCTATTCGGTATTGATGATTGCCTGCGAAATTTTGCGAACACTTGGGGATACAGATGATCTTCAGAATTAAAAAGAAACATGAAGTCGGTTTCAAGCTTTGGTTAGAAAAATTGGGCTATACCAAAAATGAACTTACAGATGGTAGTTCTACATTTTCAGGCAAAGGCACACGCAAGACACTAAGTTATGTGCTTTTAAAGAAAGATTTAACAGGCAATGCAGCATGCCAGGTGCTATTTGGTGAATATGAAGAGCACCTGGATAACCCTGATTATTTAGATGTAAAGGTGGCGTGATGGAAAAGAATAAATTGTGGTGCGTAGGAATCTGCCCTGAAGATGATAGTCCGCATGAACAGTCACCTGCTGCATCAAAAGAAATTGCTGAACGTGCTTTGGCTCGATACAGAGCCATGACTAAAGCTGAAGGTAATCAGTTCATGATCGAATCATTTGATGAATACTTTCAGGTTCAAGAATGGGAAGGCACAGCTGAAGAACACCAGGAACAAATGTTTTATACAGAAGACTGGTTTAAAGAGCCAATGTACCAGTGCAAAAACATGCAGCAGGCTGAACAAGCTTTTAAGTACGGTGAAATCGTGCACTGCTACAAAGATAGTGCTGAGTTAATTACTTCTGATTTTGATGAGGCTAAGCGCTTCTATGAGGTGGCGTGATGGATAGCAATAACCAAATAATTGAACCCACCCCATATGACGATGCGCAATGGCTCTGGTGCGCTGATTGGTGCAAGCAAAAAGGCTTAAGTCCATACGATGCAAAAAATTGGGCAGCTGCTAAAGCAGAATATTTAAAGGCTCAAGGAGAAAAGACGTGAATGCACTTCGTAAGTACGTTATTGAACTGGAAAGCAACACGCCACCAACGGTTTTATTGGGTCAAAATCTTTTTGGTGGTCGAGTTACTGCATTAAAAATTGAAGATGTACCCAAATTAGTCTCTGTTGCTTGGTTGGTTGAAAGATATGGGTTATCTAAAACAACCATTATCAAAAAGCTGGAAGGATACAACCAAGGCACAGACGGTAAGCACCTTTATGAAACCAAGGTAGCCATGATGATTCTATCAAAGCCACAAAGAAATAAACGCGGAGCAAAGCGGGTCAATTAGACCCGTTCAACATCTCACTGATTTCGCTTGCTGTGGGATTATAATAAGTATTAATCAAGATACCGGCAGTCTTGTGACCGGTAATTTTCATTAGAATCTCAATTGGCACCTTTCTCAATTTAACCAATCTGGTAATCCCTTCATGTCGGGTATCATGGAAATGCAGTTCCTTGATATTTGCCTTTTTCACCCTTTTACTAAACGTATTTTGAAAAGTGCTGCTGCTTATATCAATTAGCTTGTCGGATCCATTGTCTGGAATTAATTTTAATAACTCTTTCGCACTATCCATTAATGGCACATCACGCGAGTGGCCATTCTTGGTGTCAGGCAGGTGAATATAGTCTTTATGAATATTCGACCTTTTAATAGACAGTATCTCCCCTTGCCGCATAGTTGTTTCAATAGCGAAAAGAAAAGCCCAGGCAATAAAATGCTGTATCTCGGTTGGAATCTGACCTCTCTCATAATTATGAGCTTCTAGCACCAAATCAATTTCAGCATTGCTTATGCGTCGATTTCTCGATTTTGGCTGAGATGGTTTGCTAACCATGGAGAATGGATTGCTTTCAATAAGGAAAAGCTCTTTCTGGGCATAAGTGAAGATAGCCGAAAACAAAGATATATCACGAAGCACAGTACCAACACTCACACTTTTTAATCTTGAGTTGCGCCAGTCAGTCAGAATTTGTGGCGTAATGTCGTGCACTGACATTTCCGAGATGACAGGATAAGTACCAAGAAACTGTTTGATTGAAATTCTGATGGTTCTGCTAGATTTCTTATGCCTTCCAATTTCCTCATAGTACTTATGCATTAATGCGGAAAATGGATAATGTTGTTTGACTTCGCTCTGATTTTTATTTTGCTCAGTTTTTAATTCTAGAATTTTGAGCATGGCCCACTGCTCACATTCCTTTTCAGTATCGCGCGTAGCACTAATACGCTTGCCGTTAAACATCAATTCAATGCGGTATGACTCTCCACGTTTCCTTGCTTTTGGTAGTTTCATTTCTGGCGTAATCTTGGCGTAAACAATCTTTCATATTAACTTATTTTTCGTCCAAAACGTCCAATATGTTCAATTAGAAGGGATTTAAGAAGAAGTTTTTAAGGTGAGTTGCGTTAGTCAGCTTGATTTAATTTGTTGTTTTATATAGTCTTATTAAATAACCCCATAGAATATTATTATAATTCAGCTATTTGAGATAGCACTTAACCATGGGGCTTTTTATTGCATGTATGATTTTAAAAACGTATTAACATTTAGCCGAAAAATGCAATGATGCTTTGGATCACCACAGCATTCACAATATCAATAAAAAATGCACCACACAGCGGTACAATTAAAAAAGCTTTATGTGATGGACCATAGCTATTGGTCACCGCCTGAATATTGGCAATCGCTGTCGGTGTTGCCCCCATACCAAAACCACAATGCCCTGCCACTAATACTGCTGCATCGTAATTTTTGCCCATAATTCTAAAGGTCACAATTGCGGTAAATAAAATCAATACCGCTGTCTGCGCCAATAAAATGGTAATGAGCGGACCTGCCAAATCGGCCAGTAACCAGAGTTGTAGTGATAGTAAAGCCATAGATAAATACAGGGATAAAGACGCATTGCCAAATACATCGATTGCACGGTCGAAGATATCGACTTTCAGCACATGCTCCAAGACATTACGCACAATCACACCTGTGCCTAAAGCCCATACAAAAGTGGGCAATTCAAACCATCTTCCCTGACTGAAGTCTGTCATCTGATTGGCGACAAAAATACACAGGGCAAACATCCCCAAAGTCGACACGGCATTACTGGATGTAATCAATCGGGTTTTCTTTGGATATTCAAAGGGCGCAGTGTTGATGTGCGATTCGAGCTGCTGTTCATTAGTCTCTTGCGCTACTGTTTCAGCCAGTTGGTTGCGTTTAATCAGGAACTTGGCAACTGGACCGCCCACAAGTCCACCAATAATCAAGCCAAAGGTAGCACTTGCCATACCAAGGACAACTGCTCCCTGGATCGCATATTGAGTTTCCAGAACCTCGCCCCAGGCACCGGCGGTACCATGACCACCCGTTAAGGTGACGGAACCGACAATCAAGCCAATCAGTGGATCAAGTCCAAGCGCTGTGGCTAAACTCATACCGACAGCATTTTGCACGACTACAAATAAAATGACACAGACCAAGAAGGTCAGGAGCGATTTTCCACCTTCTTTCAGTTTCAAAAAGTCTGCACTTAAGCCAACAGAAGTAAAGAACATCAGCATCAGGATGGTTTGAATTTGTGCGTCAAATGTGGCACTGATATTAAACAATTTATAGAGAATAAAGGCCGTAATCGCTGCGACTAAACCACCGATTACAGGTTCAGGTAAGTTATAGTTCCTAAAGAAGCTAATTTTACTAACAAGATACCGCCCAATAAAAAGAAAAAAAACAGCAATTACTAGAGTGCCAAAGGCATCTATTTCATAAGTCAT